TCACAGCCACTCCGTCATAGAAAGCGCCCAGGCTGTGTCGTTCGGGTCGCGGCGCTCGTAGGCGTCGAAGCGATCAAAGGTGCCGTAGTGAATGCGCTCGTTGCCACCGGCATTCTCGGAATCCGGCTCCTCGACCACTAGGACCGGCCGGCGCTCGCCGCGATCGTAGACGAGCGCCCATAGCTGGCGTCGGATCGCATCAGGGAGCCCGACGAAGCGCCACTTCAGCGAGCAGAGGACAACCCCATCCTCTCCACCGACGCCCCCGTCCGGCAGAAGCTCTTTCGTGCCTGTGTCGATCAGCTGCCGACCGCCGCCGCGCTCGTGAGGCGCCTGGAAGCGTGCGCCGGCCATGAAGATCCCGGCCGTAAAGGGAAAGCTGTCGCCTCCGGCCCGCACCCGCAGATAGCGCGCCTGCCGCGGGGCGGGCAGGAGCGCGAGGCCATGGATCGGTCCGATTGCATCCAGGGCCCGGACCGGCTGATCCACGATGGTTTCTGACGTGCCGCCACCGAACTCCGATGTCAGATCGACCGCGAAGGACGCGTTCAGCGCATTGGTGAAGCCTAGGAAGATGGTGTCGATCGTCTTCACGGCGCCAAGGTCGATGCCAATCGCGAAGAACCCCACCCCCGGGGCGACGTACACCTCCTTCGGCGATGGAGTTCGCAGGTTCTCGGCCCCGTTGGTGACCAGCGCGATGGGCTCGGGCCTGACGATGATCATAGCGCGCGCAGGACGGTGAGCACCGTCTGCTCCCGATCTTCGGCTTCCTCCACTCCGATCACGAAGGCGGGGACTCCGCCGGCATAGCCGAGCCGCTCCGATTCGATCGTGACGGCCCGGCCGTACAGGTCTGAGCGCAGGCCGGGCACCACATGAAGGTCGATCGCCAACGGCCCACCAAGGAAGGCGATCTGCCGCGCGCCTTCGGCGTGGGCATCCGACTTGATCGCGAACGGTGTCACGATTTCGCTTTCGCCGGCGTCGCCGGCCCAAGCGGCGTCGATGGACGCCGCCGCAGCCGTCGTGAACAGCGCGCGCTCCTTCAGCCAGTCGGCGAACCCCGGGTCGACCGCCGCCATCGTCAGCTCGCAGGCTCGGCCGGCGCAGCGGAAACCGCGTATCGGCTCGATGGCGCAGGATCCTCCGCCGGTTCGGGGTAGACAACGCCGAGCGGCGGCGGCTCACCGGTGTCGCGCATCGCGGCCAGCGCAATCGCCCGCCCCCGGCCGTCGCGCAGCTCGTGCCAGCCGTTGTCGCCGGCGAACGCGGCCAGGCTGCCGGCAAGCTGCTGGCCGGCCACGCCGGCCTCGTCGCGGCGCGCATAGAGCAGCTCGGCCAGGTTCGCGATCTGGTCGACCGGCGAGGCGCTCGAAGCGATCTCCTGGACTTGGTCGCGCAACTCTGCAGGCAGCGCCCCCGCATGGCTGACGAGGAACGCCGCGATCGCGCGCCTCGCCTCCGATATATCGCCGAAAAACTGCATATTGGCCTCCTTCACCCGACGCTCAGAAAATTCTGGGAAAGCAGCCCGGGAGCGACGCTCAGCCCGCTGGTCTGGTCGGCATTCACCCGGAAGCTGAAGAGCTGCTTGATCCCCGTGTTGTTCGTCCAGAAACCGACGATCGTGTCGCCATAGGGCTCGCTCGGGAATGACGGCTGGGGCGACCCAGATAACGCTGTCGAATAGGAGCCGCCCGAAGGCGCCACCTCGATCCGCGCGGTCCGTGTCGCGCTGATCGAGCTGTTCATCACAATGCTCGCATCGAGCGCGACCACTCCGCCCGCCGGAACCACGCGCTGAACCACTCCTGATGGAAGCCCGCTGAAGCCGATGAAGGCGCGGCCGTTGCCGTCCATCTGCGGCTTGTTGAGGATGTCGGCGCTGTTCCAGTCGATGTTGTTCCTCGTCGCGAGCGACCCCTGGCCGGCGATGGCCGCCGCCGTCCCCAGCGACGTTTTGATCATCGTCAGCGTGAGAAGCGCGCCGGCGAGCGCGTCTAGAAGGTTCACGCCGGCCACAGCGCCCACCGTCGCGTTGTCCGCCGGCTTGCCTGCTCCGGTCACCTGACTCGCCCAGGCGGCGGCATTCTGCGTCGCGAGCTGCCCTTGGCCGCTGATTGATCCCGCCATTCCGAGGATCGTCTTGAAGGCTGATAAGGTCGCGGCGATGCCGTCAATGCTCTCGAACATGTTGAACCCGAAGACGGCGTCGGCCGCGCGCGGGTTGGCGACCGTCCTGAGTGGACCAAAGCTGTTGATCGCTGGCGAGGTGTCCAGGCTGATCGACCAGCCGTCGTCCCAAAGCGCCTCGTCGATGTTGAAGTATCCGGCCTGGAAGTCGCGGACGCGGATCACAGGGAATTGCCAGAAGGTGTTTGGCTCACCGATCCAGACGCAGCAGCGCGATTCATCATGGCCGAAGCGTACCGGCAGCGCGCGTTGGTGAGGCCCGATCATTTGGGCGAACTCGGCAACCCACTGTCCCCAGGTGTTGTAGCCTCCGATCAGATACGAGACCGAGTTGCCGACGACATAGTCATACAGATCGACGTGAAACCGGAGCATCGTCTGCGTCCAGCTCTGGGGGAGCCGGATCTTCACCGCGCCGACCATGTTCGGAGAGCCGCCGCCGAAGGTCGCCCCGACAGGGCTTGGGATTCGCAACACCGCATCCGATAGCGAGTTGTTCAGCACCTTGTCGGCGGCTGCCGTGGCGCCGGGACCTTGGCCGCTGATGGCGGCGGCGGTGCCGAGAATCGTCTTGAACGCCTCGAGCAGCGCAACATTGCCGCCGAGCTGCTCGAGAAGGTTGGCCCCGAAGATTGCTCCGACGGTGGCGTTGTCGGCCGGTTTGCCGGGGCCGGCAACCTGGCTGCCCCACTGCGCGGTGTTCGCGGTCGCGAGCGCTCCCTGCCCGGCGATCCCGGCCGATGTCCGCGTCTCCGTCTTGTTCGCTCCGCCTTCCTGGGGCCGGAGCGCGTCGATCGGCGTGTTGTCCGAATAGGCGACGTCCGATCCGCGCAGCACCGCGGCGATCTCGCCATCGCTATGCTGGCGCTGATTGCGCCGGTAGCCGACGCGCCGTGCCCGGGTCGGCCGCAGCTGCTGCTGCCGTGTCGAGCTGATCGGCTTCAGCACCTCGACCGGATTGTCGAAGCTGATCTGCCGGAGTTGGATCGCACCGGCGGGATCCAGGACCCAGAGGAGCGAGCATCCGAGGAGCAGCCTGTCGATCGCCTGGGCGGCGGTCTCGTTCTCGTCTCCAATGTGCAAGCCAGCCGGTCCGGGCCGCCAGGCTGCCGCCTCGACCGCGTTGCCGATGACCGGGCCGCCTGCGGCCGCGAGCACCCGCCCCGCCAGGCCGACGACGTCGTCGACATAGCCCGGGCCAAGCTCACCGCGAAGATCGGCCGTGATCGGGCCCGAAGGCTGCGTCCACCATTTCGCGCACGCGATCGACGGCGCGACCACCCCGCCGCCCTGCGGCGCTTGCGCCGCCTGAAGCGCCGCGAACGTCGCCGCGACCGATCCCTGCCAGGCAACGCCGACGAAGCTGCCGGCGCTCCCCTTGTCGCGCAACGCGTCAAAGCCCTGCAGCGGCCGGGCGGGGTCGCCGAACTCGTAGATGCTGTTCGCCTTGTCGAGGATGCGACCCTCGACATTATAGACACGCCCCCAGGAGCGGCGCTTGAGCCGGCCTTCCGCCTCCGCCACACCCTCGATCCCGCCGGTGCCCGCGAACCGCGACGTCACAAGAGGCTTGTCGATTCCCGCCGAAAGGTCGGCGATGGTGAGCACCAACCGGCCGCCGGCGGCGCTCGCATCCGCCACCGTGCCGCTGAGCCGGGTGGCGAATGGCCCTTCCTCAGGCCCGACCTCAACGACGATCGAAGCTCCCGGCCAGTAGAGCGCCGCCAGCTGCTCGAGCAGCGACGCCTCGGCCGGCGCGAAGGCGATCGTGCCCGTCGTCGGCAAGGTGCCGCCGGTCCACCCATTTTCGTCGAACGACAAGCGGGCGGCAAAGCGCGGACTGCGGACCAGGCCAGCGCGATAATGCTGCCCATCATGGTAAAGCGGCGCGCGCCCACCCCCTCCCAGGCGCACCGCCTGCGCGACACCCGTCGCAGGATTTCTCGGGTAGACGGTGATGAGCGTGCGGCGGCTCACAGCAACGACACCCGCTCGGTGCGCGAGAAGCTGCCGCCGATCAGCTGCGCGGCCGTCTGCGCCGGAGTGTTCGCCAGGCGCCGCAGATAGCTGTTCTGCTCCGCCAGCAGATCGTTCGTCTCGTTGGTCAGCGAATTGTTCGTGTCGAGCTTGTCGTTCGTCGCGCGCGCGGCCTCCGCCTGGGCTTTGACCCGCTCATTCTCGAGCGCGATGATCTGCTCGGCCGAGCTGCGGGAGCTGGCCAGGTCGGACGCGTATTCGGCGCCGGCGGTACCGAAGGCTTCTCGACTGATCTCGATCAGCTGCCGCCTCAGGTCGGCCACGCGCTGGGTCGCGCCCTCGCCGCCCGACCGGGCATCCGCTTCTGCGCTCGCGATCTCCCCGAGCAGCCGATCCCGCTGCTCGGCAAGCGTGCCCTCGAACAGGTTGCCGAACGACAGATCCTTCAGCAGCGCCTGAAGGGGCCCGGTGCGCTCGGCCAGGACGCGCTCGAGCGCCTGGTTCCGATCCTTCGCGTTCTGCTCCTCGAGCTTCACGAGGTCGAAGCCGTACTTGCGGGCGATCCGGTTCCGTTCGGCGATCTGACGCTCCAAATCCCTGAAGGTCTGGCCGATCGCGGCGTCGATCCCGCCGAGCAGCGTTTCCAGCTCCTGGACGTTCAGGGCTTCCTTGATCGCTTTCTCGATGTTGTCGTTGGATCCGAGAGCCTGAGCGACCTTCGGGCTCAGCCCGGTGATCGCGCCATCGGCGATCGCGTCTGCTATGGCGAAGGCGATCGCGCCGCCTTCGTCCTGCCCGAAGTCGATCGCGCCTCGCTTCGTTTTCGTGACGCCGCGGCCCGTCGGGTCGACACGCAGATTCTTGTCCCTGACGCCGATCGAGACGGCAAAGCTCCCGAGCGTCCCGCCAAGAGCTTCCGCAATCTGCTGCAACCCGCCTTGCACAGAGGTTGCAAGGCCGGATGCCGCCTGCCGAAGCCCAGCATTGTTTCCGGCAACGTCCGCCTTCTGATCGACGCTCGTGATGGTCGCCGAGGCGCGCGGCGTCGACTTCAGAAGGTTGCCCACCACACCGCCGAGAATGCCGCCAACGATCGATCCAAGCGGCCCAGCGGCACTGCCGAGCATCCCGAAGAGCTGCTCGCCGGCGAGGCCGCCAAGGGCGCCGCCGATCGCGCCACCGGTGCTGCTGCCGACCAGGCTGCCGACCGACCCGCCCGCCGCACCATAACCGAGCGTCTTGCCCAGAGTTTTCGAGAGGCCCTCCGGAAAGATGCCGCGCTCGCCGAACACGCGGCCAAACACCTTGTCCAGCGACTTCTCGAACGCGCCCGTCACGCTCTGGAAGCCGTCAGCGAAGCCATTGCCGCTTCCGCTGCCGAAGCGCCGGGCCAGATCGGCGCGACTGCGCGTGGCATAGTCTTCCAGGCTGCCGATCGGCGCGTCTGTTGGCCTGATCGGCGGAGTACCGGGCCCGCGCCGGGACAGAAGGGTCAGGATGCCGCCAGCTCGGCCCCCGACGGTGTTGAAATTGCCGGTTTGCGCGCCGGTCAGCAGCCCGATCAGCGGCCCGACGATGCGGCCGAGCCGGCCGCCGAGGATCTGGGCGATGGCCTGGGCAGCATCGAGACCCGTCTGGCGGAACGCGTCACCGCCGCTGCGACCGGCGTCCGCCATGCGGACCTTCAGGTCATCCGAAACATCGATCAGCGGGCGATCGATCGCCTCGGTGAGCGCTTTGCCTGCCTCGCCCAGCCGGTCCTTCAGCTGCTCGGCCTGGAGACGGGATATCTCCTGCGCATTGCGAACCCCGGCCTCCACCTGCAGGCGTTCGGACTGCTCCTGCGAAAGCATCCCGGCCGAGCGAAGCTTTATGATCTCGCTAAGGTCTTCGGTGTAGCGGCGGTTTGCTGCCGCGACGCCGTCATAGCGGCTCTCGAGCCCCTCGAGCGCGCTCTGCAGCTCCCTGACCGATCGTGCGGCATCGCGCGTCGCCTTGGCGCCGGACTGGCGGGCTTCCCTCGCGCCTCGCTCGGCGGCCTCGGCAGCGTTCAGTTCGTTGGTGGCGGCGAGCAGCTGCTCGCGATAGGTCGCCGCGGCCTGCCCGCCGGCCTTAGCCGCGTCGCGACCGCGCAGCTCGACGAGGCGCAGTTCCGCACGAGCCTTTGACGTCCGGTCGGTCGCCGCCGCAAGCGCCACCTCGGCCTCGATCAAAGACGTGTTGACCGGCGCCGCGGCGCGCCGGCTGTCGACCAGTCGTCGCTGAGCCTCGGTGGCGGTGCCCGCGGCAACCGCGATCTTCGCGACCTCGAGCCGCGTGTTCTCGGCGGCCTTGGCGCTGTCGACGGTTGCCCCGGCCAACTGCCGGATTCGGGTGGCCAAGCCACGGATCTTCGGATCGGAGCGGGCGATGCCGTCGACTGCGCGGCTGAACTGCTCTGCGTTGACCCGCCCCTGGGCGTAGGCCGCGGCAAGGCTCGCGACCTGGCGTTCGCTCCGCGTGATCTCAGTCGGCACGGCGATCTGGAAGCCGCGCTCGCCAACGGCCGTCCGCTGCTGACCGACCTCGAGCCCGGTTGTGATGAGCGCCGTGCGACGCCGCTGATATTCGAGACGCTGCCGGCCGAACTCGACCGCGCGCTGATCTGCCGCTGCGAGCGCCTGGATGACAGAGATCTGGCGCGCCAGCTTGCCCGTCGTCTCGTCGACGATTCTGCCGAGATCGAACTGCTTTTCCTCGAGCCGCTTCGTCGCGTCGGCGCCGTCGCGCATCGATGTTGCAAACAGGCCGATCAGCGTCGTGGCGCCGATTACCGCCGCGCCCCATGGACCGGCAAGGAAGCTCGCCACAGCGCCGACACGCCCGCCTACATTCGCCATGGCGGCCGCCAGCTGCCCGCCCTGCTGGCCGAGGATCAGGAATGCGTTGGTGCCGGCGATCGCCTGGACCTGGATATCCGACAGCTGCTGCGAGACCTGGACCATCGAGGCGCGCTGCTGGCGGAGTGCTGTGTCGGCATCCCTGCTCGCCCGAGAAAGGCGATCCTTCGACACGGCCACGCCCCCCGCGGCCGCGGCCGCGCCTCGCTCCGCCCGGGCCAATTGCTCGGCCGAGTTCGCCGCCTGCCGCATCGCCGACCCGACTCTGTCGGTGCTGGCGCGCAGCGTCTCGCCGCCGGCGGCGGCGCCCTTGGCGGCGGCGGCGACGTTTTGCATTTCCCGTTCGGTCAGGTTCAGCTGGCCGACCAGCCCGCCATCCTTGGCTGTCAGCCGGACAGAGACTGTCAGGTCGGTCATGGGCGCGCCGCCGCGGCCTCGATGGCCGCCGCCTCCATGATCAGCAGATCCGCGAAAAGTGCCGGCGTCATCTTCAGCCCCAAGCCTTCGGCCGTCGGCGCGACCGCCTCATAACGGATGCCCAGCCGCACCCCGACGGTGGGGTGCCAGATCCATTGCGTGCCGAGCGCGGTGAACAGCGCGACAGCGTCCACTTCGTCCGGGCCGATCTCGATCGGCCGATCGGCCGTTGCGGGCCGCTCGACCCAGTCGGGCAGCGCTGCCGCCGCGGTCAGCGCGTCCGTCTCCGCCCGCTTGCCGCCGCCGCGCCCGCGGGCCCAAGCCTGCGCGGCGGCCTTCAGTTTCCCTTCCTGATCTCCGCACCGCCGCGCACGCAGACGGAAAAGGCTTGGCACGCGGCCTGGAACACGCCGTTCACCTTCACGAGGCGGACCAGGTTGTCGCGGCTGAACGGCAGCGGCTCGCCATTGGCGGCCGCCACCTTCCGCCAGTCGACGGTGAAGCGAAGCAGGAAATCCGCCCATTCGCCGCTCACAATGGCGGCGGGCTGCTCCGGTCGATCGCTTCCGTCCTCGCCGACCGCATCCATGCCGAGCCGGGCGACGCGCTGATCGACGCGGATGCCCTCGATCTCCAGCGCCGCGACCTGATCGGCGTCCAGCAGCCGAAACTGCAGCTCGATCTCGTTCTGGACGATCGCACCGTCCTCCGCGACGCCGGGCCAGCGCACCGGCCACCAGGCTCGCTGCTCGTCGACCAGCTTGAACATCAGCGCGCCTCCAGGATCAGATCGTCCTGGCCGGCGCGGACGTTCGCGCCATAGCCGATCGTGTACATCAGGTCGTCGCCATCCTCCTGCTCTTCGATGGAGAGGATCTGGACGAAGCCGAGCGTCAGCTCGACGATATTCCCGGCGACGGTCCCGTGCGTCACCTGCGCCGCCACCTCGGCCCCGGTGCGGAGCGTGCCGAAATAGTTGCGCTCGCTGGCCTTGGGCGCCTTGATGACAATCTGCCCGGTCAGCGCATGGTTCCCGCGCTGGACGCTGTTCTCGCCGACCAGGTTGCGAACCGCCGGCTGCGCGCCGATCTCACCCGTGAACGACTGGAGCTTCGCCGCATAGCCGTCGAGCGTGAACTCGGTATTGGCCGTGTTCACCTCGAGCGGCGCGCGCCAGCGGCTGAAATCGGGGACGCCCGGAGCTGCGTCGGTGACCGGATCGCCCGCCGGCAGGAGACCGATCATCGAGAGGTTCAGAAAGGCGTATGCGCCCGCGGTGAAATTGAAGCCGAAAGTGCCGCGACAGCCCAGCGCCACCACCCTCTGATCGCCGCGCCAGCTGTAGACGGTCGCCGAGCTGAGCACAGCGCCGGCCGCAGCGAACCGCTGAGTCGCGCTCGTGTCGGCCACCAGCTCCGGCGCGACCATGCCGCACGCCTCGAGATGTTCCATCCAGCCAGGCGCGACGCCGGCGTCACCGGACCCGGCAAGCTCCAGCTCGTAGCTGAAGGCGGACCGCGCATTGGTGTTCGCGCTGGGCGATCGCCCGCGGGACGGCACGTCGAGATTCCGCTCGAGCGTGTCCATCTGTACCGGCGTTCGCTGGAAGTTACGCGTGAGCGCGGCGTTCGCAAGCGCCGTCGGGGCCGCGTCCGTGCCGTAAACGGCTTCCTTCTTCAGCAGGATCGTCTTGACGATATCGACCACGGGTCAGCCCTCCTCGGCTTGATCGGGATTTACGGCCGCCTCGGCCGCCTCGGCCGGCGCCAGCGCCGGATCCGCCTTCCCATTCAGCGCGCGCATGCGGGCGGGCCCGACGAGCGGCAGGCCGTGGCGGTCAAGCTCATAGCCCGCGTCGTTCATGCGGCGCGGCGCGGTCGGGGCGGCAGTTCGGGGGCGCTTTGTCATGTCAGCCTCAGTCTCCAGGCGGTCCTAAAGGTCACCCCCCACGCCATCATGCTTCCGTCAGCGGATAGCAGCCGGCCACCGGCCAGCTCGCACGCGCGCGAGGCGTCAGGATGCGTCCAGCCCGCGATCGCGCGGATCACTGCCTGGACCGCCTCCTCCAGCGCCTCGGATATCGCTTCGGCTCGGCGCGCGGCCGCCGGGAGCACGATCACCACCATGAAGGCTTGCTCGACCTTCTGGTCGATCGCGTGTTGGCCGGAGAGCGAGTTCGGGCTGGCCGCTTCACGCTCTGGAACGACGTAGAAGCTCTGTCCGGCCGGCGCCGCCTTCAGCCCGGCGAACTCCATGACGCCGTAGACGTGCGGCAGGCCAGCTCCCTTCAGACGGTCCACGAACGGCTGCAACCTCACGGCGCCACCGCCGGCGCCGCGCCGCCGCTGGTGAAGGCCTGAAAGAGGTGGTCGGCGATCGCATCCAGCGCAAAGGCCCGGTTGACCTCGTCGAACCCGAGGAACGGCCGCGCCGGGATCACGACCTTGGCGACGATCCGACCGGCGAAGCTGAGCGCGCCAGCGGCGCGAGGGACGATGGTCGCGCCGAACTGATGTGTCGCCGCGTAGACGGCGGGGCCGCCTGACGCCTCGACGCCGGCAGCGGCATAGTCGGCGCCCCAGTCCGGCTGGACCGCTCCTCGGAGCATGCCGGAGAGCTGCAGGATCTTCTCGCCCGGGTTCTCGCGCGTGCGCTCCGTCTGCTTCCATGGCACGCCGTCCGGCCCGCGCTCGGCTTCGAAACGATCATCTGTGGTGGCCGCCAGGTGAACGGCGATCTCCTGCATCGGCGCACTCAGATCGACCGCAAGCTCCGCCGCGCGCCGCAGCGCCCGGGTCAGCTCGTCGCCCAGCTCGATTTCGACGTCGATGCCTCCGCTCACAGGCCATAGTCCTTGAGCCCGCCCGGATAGGCGCGGTCGCCCGGGGCGAAGAGCACCGGGTCGCTCGCCTGCTCCGCCGGCACGAGCGGTGCGGCCGACGGCACCGGAAGCTTGCCGTCCCGGATACTCTCAAGCATCCGGGTGCTGGCCTTTGCCGCCTCTTCGACGCCTTCGGGCGCGCCGTTCGGATAAAGGCTGGCGCGCGCGAGATCGGCGATCGCCTTTTCGATGATGATCGGCACCGAAGCGAGCGGGAGCTGATAGCGGCCCGCCAGGTGCGCCTCGACGACGGCCTGCGCATCGGTCAGCCGCGCGACGAGGAGATCGCGGTCGATCCTGCCCGAGCCATCCGCGTCGGTCATCCGCACGACTTCCGGCAGACCGAACCGGCGCACGAAGCTCTCGATCGTGAGATACGGAGCGCCCCCGTCCGGCATGACCCACGCGCCGTCGATCACCACGATCTCGGCATCGCTTTCGCGCGTCGAGCCATCCGCCAGCTCGGCGCGCGCGGTGAGCAGATAACGCTCGCCGTCCGTGCCGCCGCCGATCGTCGCCGTAGCGCGCCCGCCGAAGAGCGCCCAGTTCAGCGTGAGCGGAGCGGCGCCGGCGACGAGGCCTCGCGCGACTGCGCCGATCTCGATCAGCTGCGCGACCGCAATATCGCGGTCGAACTGAAGGTCGAGCTTGAGCTCCTCGGCCGGCTGCTTGGGGATCGTCTGCATCATTCCAGCCCGAGCGCCGACCGATAGGTCTCGAGGAGCGCATCCGCTTCCTGGCGGACGTTCTTCTCCATGCGCCTCAGGCGCACGATCGCCCGCATCGTCTTCACGTCATAGCCGTTGGCCTTCGCTTCGGCGTAGACGTCGCGGATATCGTCGGAGATCCCCTTCTTCTCCTCCTCGAGGCGCTCGACGCGCTCGATGAAGAGCCGCAGCTGCTCGGCGGCGACAGCGTCCGACATCAGGCGGCACCCCGCGCGGTCAGGCGGCCCGCCTCGATCTTCTGGACCAGCTCAGCCTTGGTGTCGTTGCTGTCCCAGGCGATGCCCTCCTCCGTCGCGACCCGCCGCAGCTCGTCGCGCAGCATGTCGACCGACACCGGCTTGGGCGCGGTGGGAGTCACGGGCTCGGGCGGAGCGGCGGCTTCCATCGGCGGCGCCGCGGGATCGGCGAACGGCATGCCGCCGCCCGAGGCCTTCAACGCTTCAATCTCGGCGGCCTGGTCGGCGATTTTCTGCTGGAGATGCGCGATCTCCTCGCCGGTTGCGTCCGATCGAGCCCGCGCCTTCGCGACACGTTCGCGCTCCAGGGGCTCCAACGCCGCCGCCGCGCCGGCGAGGTTCGCGAACTCGCCGAGGAACTGCGGCCGGCCGGACTCGTCGAAGTAGTAGACGGCGCGCAACTTGACCGCCTCGCCACCCGACGAACCCTCAGCCTGCTCCAGGACACGCACAGCACCCAGTCGCTCGAGCGCCCGCGCGTCGGCCGGCGCCATCAGCAGCCGGTCGCCCGGCGCGGCCGGAGTGCGCCCGCCGTTCCGCACGGGGCTGATCGCTTCAACGAGGATGTGGGTGTCCATGAAAATGCCTTTCAGCTTGGATGCAAGCGAGCAGTGGGCGGCCCTTCGGTGGCGCGGCGCGCCGGAGAGCGCCGCGCCACCTTCAGAGCAGCGACAGGATCAGATCGCGCCCTGGATCAGGAAGCCGGCGTCGGCGCCGACCAGCTCGGGGCTGAACTCGTCGAAGACATCGTTCAGCCAGCTCCGCACGCCGCCTTCCCAGCGCGCCGGCGCGACATAGGGATGGTTGCGCAGCTGGTAGGTGTAGCCGAAGCTGGGCAGCCCCATCGCCCGGCCCGCCGCCGCGGCCGGCACATAGGCGAGGATCGCGTCATCGCCCCAGATGTCGATCGACTCCCCGGCCTCGGTGTCATAGATCGCGTCGCCGAACGCGATGTTGTCGACTTCGAAGTACATCTTCAGCTGCGCGAGGGTGACCGAGTCCTGCGCGGTGTACTTGAAGTTCTCGAGGATCTTCGGGTGGATCTGCAGCTTCGTCCCGACGGCGCCGCCCATCACCAGCGTGTTGGGGCGGCGACCGATGCGCTTGCGGATCGTCTCCTTCGCGTCGAACACCACTTCCTTCGGGCTCGAGGCAGGATCGCTCCACTTGTCGGCACCGGCGAGCGCGAGCTTGTTGCTCGCGGCATAGGCTGCGGCGTTGCGCGCGGCCTCCGCTTGGCTGATCTCCTTGTCGAGCGCGACGACGTTCAGGACGGTGTCGACGCCGATCCGCTGCAGATCGAGCCCCGGGACGGCCTCGGCCTCCTCCAGATGCTCCTGCGGCGTCTTCGCGGAGAGCGCGCGCTGGATCAGGGAGACGGGCTTGCCTTCATAGCCGAAGTCCATCTGCCCGATCTGGGCGCCAGGCGCGCGCTTGATCCGCGGGCGCTTGAAGCTCGATCGGTCGAACTCGATTCGCTTCGCCGCGCGGGTCGGCATCGGAACGGTGGGGAACAGCGCCGAACCAACGAAATCGGCATTCTGATAACCGCGCGCATGCTCGGTCAGCAGGGGATCGACGAGACGCGCCTGATCGGGGGACATGCTCATTGGGATTGGACCTTCTGCCTTTCTGACGCCGCCTCTGATCGACGGCCGCTGCTGGATGCCGGGCTTCCACCGGCTGCGGCTTGCGCCTCTTCCACTCCCCCGCGGCGGGGCCGGAGCACGCCCTCCGGCTGGCCCGGACGCATGACGCGCCCGGCTCTCAGGTGTCTCAGTTTCGGATCTGCAGGATCTCGACCATGCTGCCGGCGCCCGCGGACGGCTGCAGAGCGCGAGCGAGGGTGACGCCCGCCGCCTTCAGGATCGCGCGACCCTGGGCATCGGACTGGACCTCCTGCCCGGCGGCAAAGGCGCCGCCCGCTTCGACGATCGTGGTCCCGAGCGCGTTGACCGGGAACTGCTTGCCTGCCTCGACGCCATATTCGGAGACACCCATGGCGACGGCGCCGGCGCCAGCCTGGGCCGATTGGCCATTGGCGTCGGGATAGGCGATGAACCGACGGGGGGCGACGGCCGCGGCGGCGATGGCCGAGAGGGTCAGGATGGGGATCTGCTGCATGTTCGTTCCTCAGATGAAGTGCGGGTCAGGCGGCCAGCTCGGCCTCGGCCAGCGACACCGCGGTCATCCACGGCATCTCGGGCTTCTCCGCCTGGATCGCCTTCGCGCGACCATGGATCTTGAGCGCCTTCGGATCGGCGCTGTGCCCGGGCGGCATGGCGAAGCTGACCGCCGTCTTGGCGCCGGCGCCGGCACCCTTGTCGGCAGGCGCCGCCTCGCCGAGCGACACGAGCGGCTGGGCGCCCGACAGGAGCGCGCGGAACTCGTCGGCCGGCGACTTTTCGCCCTCCTCCCCGAAGGAGACCGGCGCGAGCGGCGCCAGCACGTCCAGGATGCCGATCACCTTGGCCTTTGCGGCCGGAGCCAGCTTGGCCTGGCCGACCAAACCTTCGACGAAGGAGACGTTCGCGGCATGGAAAGCGGCGCGCGCATCGGCGGCGGCTTTCGCTTCGCGCGCTGCGATCTCCGCCTCGCGCGCGTCGAGTTCCGCTTCGCGCTCGGCGAAGCTGGCGTTCTTGTCGGTCACCTGGGTCTCCTCGTTTTCGAAAGTGGCGAGGGGCGCGCTGTCGCTCGCCTCGCTGAAATGGACGGTGCCCAGCCCCTTCACCGCCGGCGCCGCGCCGCCCAGAAAGCCGATGTGCTTCAGGTACCAGGCGCCGGGCTTCGGGTTCGCGGGATGATCGGGCGGATAGAAGCTGGATGAGATCTTCGGATAGCGGCCGGCATTGACCGCCTCGGCGAAGGCAGGCTCGATCTTGTCGGCATCGGCGACCAGGCGGTCGCCCTCGACCTTCAGCCCCGCCGCCCAGCCATAGGCGGGGGCGTCGAGCTGCGGATGGCCGACCACCAGCGGCGCCGGATCGCTCGCAGCATCATAGGACGCGGCGATCGCCGCCAGGTCCGACGCGCCGAAGCTGACCTGCGTGCCCTCCACGGACGTGAAGGTGCCGGTGCGCATGATGGTGATGGGCTTGCGATCCATGCCCGCCTGAGTGCGGGCTGCGCGCATTGAAAAATGCTTCTGCGAACAGAAGCGGCGCGAGGACGGGCCGTCCAATGGCTCTCGGACCTAAGCCACTAGGGCCGTCCCGCCAAGGCGCTTGTTGGCGAGCTCCCAATCTCAACGATAGCGTACGTCCGACGAATGACGCGAGAGACTCGACTCGCGCTTGTCCGATTGCCTAAGCTTACATCTTGCTAGGAACGCTCAGGGGGCACAGGCATGCTGCAGGCAACAGACCGGGAGGTGGTCCGGTTTGATCTCACCTTCGATACCAACCCGTCTGGGCTTACCGTTCCGATGACCGAGATCGGCACCTATCTTCTGGACCGAGTTCAAGCGGGGCTGGCCGTTTCTGCAATCGAGGCCGAAAGATATCTCTTGCTGATTGCCGACGGTCGGATGGTGGCGCTTCCATCCGGCGCTCGAGCCCTATCGCTTCTCTTCCACCTCGGCGATCCAGATGCGTCTGATGCCTCCGTCATTCATCTGAAGAAGCGCACTTTACGACATTTCCAAAAAGAAGAGGAAGAAGGCCGGGCTGTGTCCGCTCATCTGCTACTTTGCCTCGAGCCGGCGACCCCCAGAGGCAGGATTTATCGCGCACTCTTGGAGAAAGTTGTTGGCCTCGGACAGAGCAGGGTGAAACCCGAGTTACAGCGTCAGCTTAGGCAGGTCTTCCGCGATAAAGAGATTCCAGTCACTGATATTGATGGAAACGAGCGAAAGGCCATCCCAAGGGTAGAACTCCAGCCGGTTGCCTCGGAACGGCTGAAAGCGGAGCTGCAGGACGGAACAAAAATCGGAACGGTCCGCCTCGTGAACAGCCGAATTGAGGACGGCGGCTTCGATCCGCCCGCCTTCGCCGAGATAAAGCGCCGCGAGATGGCTTTGAAGGTCGATGTTCCGCTTGGCATGAAGGCTGAGGAGGCGCTTCGGGCTCTCCAGCTTTTCGCGCGCGAGAACCGATTCGATGAAATGTATGTGCAGTGGGAGCGTCCGAAGCCTGCGTCGGCTGACGAGAGGGTCATGCCGAACCGCGCGAAAATCGATGTGATGAACGACGATATCGGAGAGACGCTCTTCGCGCAGCGGCATATCATCAAGCTAGCGGAGCGCATGAACGATTGCGTGCCCGCCCTGCGGGACGATATGATCGATGCGATGGCCGCCCTGCTCGACCAGGCGCAACGCGGGTGAAATTGGGCTAACGCTTTGACGCTGCTTGCACCTCTACGTTTTTTGACGATTCGGCACCGGTTTTGGTTCCGATACAACCTCGTTTTGCCCGCAGCAGGGGGCGGAATCGCAGCCGCAACCGTGATGTTCTGGCCTGGCGCAAGTTCACTGGCGGGTAACGCCGGCCTCCTGAGTCAGCTACAAAATCCACTCGCCATCCTCGGTGGATTTTTCGTGGCTGCGCTGACGCTGATTACTACAGAGAAGAATGGCGTTCTCTCCGCCAAGATTGGCGGTTCATCGCCGCCCCGCTTGCCACGCGAGCCTGAGCCGCTGAGCCGAAGGAGATTTCTCGCGTATCTGTTTGGATACCTATCTTTCTCGGCATTCTCATTAGTCATGATTTCGGTAGCAGTGAGCACACTAGCTCCTGGCGCATCTGAAATGATGCCACCGATGGCGCGGCCTTACGTAAAGGGCTTGGTCACATTCATTCTTGCGACGTGGACATCGCACGTTTTCGTGTCGACGCTTCTTGGCCTCTATTACTTTACGGAGCGCCTGCAGCAGATGGACGTGGAACCTCGAGCTGGCCGACCTGCGGCAACTCCTACGCCGGCTGAATAGCGCAAACCTCTCGGCGTCGTTCAAGCCGCGCAAATCCTTCGATGTCTACGCCGGCTGCAAGTATGCCCGCTGAAGCAGTGCGATCTCCCGCGCTGTGGCTGACAGGGGAGGCCGGGGCGTAGCAGCGCCCCAAGCCGCGGGATTGCAGCCCGCACCTCCTGCAGCCCGGGCTGCAGTCAGTTCCCCCGGCGGGCACCCCGCTGGGCACGTAGAGCAGATTGAGAAACATGGAGTCGAGTCCCTTGGAGCCGGTGCGTCCGGTTCGACCCGCGGCTGCCTATATCGGCGGCAAGCGGAACCTGTCCCGCCGCCTGGTCGCCATGATCGATGGCGTCACTCATGAGGCGTATTGCGAACCGTTCGTCGGCATGGGCGGTGTTTTCCTGCGCCGGACGCGGCGGCCGAAAGTGGAGGTCGTGAACGACATCAGCGGCGACGTCGTGACTCTCTTCCGGGTCCTGCAGGAGCACTATCCATATTTCGTCGACATGCTTCGATGGCGCCTGACCAGCCGGGCAGAGTTCGAGCGTCTGCTGTCCCTGCCTGGTGATCGGCTGACCGATCTGCAGCGCGCTGCGCGCTTTCTCTACGTCCAACGGACAGCGTTCGGCGGCAAGGTCGCGGGCCGCACCTTCGGCGTCTCGCCAATGACGTCCGCTCGTTTTGACGTCACGAAGCTGGAACCTCTCCTCGCCGATTTGCACGAACGCCTGGCGGGTGTGGTGATCGAGCGACTTGCATGGTCGGAGTTCCTGGATCGCTACGATCGACCTGGAACGCTGTTCTACCTCGATCCGCCTTACTGGGGCTGCGAAGACGACTATGGCCCCGGCGTTTTCGACGGTTCGAACTTTGAGCGGCTGGCCGACCACCTGGCGCGCCTGAGAGGGCGCTTCATCTTGTCGATCAACGACCGCCCAGAAATTCACCGCTTGTTTTCGCGGTTCCACATTGCTCCCGCGACGCTGACATATCGGATCAGTGGCGCTCCGACCGACGCCCACGAACTGATTATAAGCAGCCCTGATATTTGCGGTGGACTGAGTGGTCATAACGGGTGCTAACACCTTGACCCGCACGCTGGCCAACTTCATGAATCGGCCAGGTGTCCGTACCGTCCTTTTCCTCCGGCTCCGGCAGCGCTCCCTAATCGGCGCGGGGGGCCAGTCGGGCTCTCCGGAGGCCGGGCTCTGCCCGGGGCAAGAAAAGGAGACCGCCTATGCGACGCGTCTTTGTGCGCTCGTATACGCGCTGGCGGCTTGGCCGGGTGGAGGCTGTGAGGGCCCACACCCGGCGCTGGCCTAACCAGTTCGTGTTCTCGTTCGTGAAGTAGCAACACTCTCGATCGGCGGTACGGGCACCACCTGGCAGATCATTCGAACCACCAGCCGAATGATACCGGTCCGCAAGCGCGACGATACGAATCGCGCCCGCCGTATGTCAAACGTTGTATGGCCATTTCGGACGAGCTGCGCAGACCTGCAGAACAAAGCCGGTGTGCTTGCGCGAATCGGCAGAACGCCGCCAGAACATTCCGGTGCTGTCGCCCACGTCGTCATCGATTCGCCTCCAGCCAGCCTTCCCAGACAAGGTCGAGATGTATCGGTTCGTGACGCCGGCACGCTGTGGCGAGTGGCGGGAGTCGCGCCGGCGCGCGATGCTGGACGCCGCGCGCGCCGGCTTCGGCTCGATCGACGAACACCCCGCCGCCCCGGGCGAGGAGCGCCGAATCTATCTGCACCCGTTCGTGGCGATCGAAACGACCGTTCTGGCCGAGCAAGCAGCCTGAGATTGGACGCGCGGGGCTTGGAGCGGATACCTCCGCTTCGAGATGCCGCTAAATCGCCGTGGGCACGATGCCCACGATAGTTAGAGGCGTCTTGGGTGGTTTCGGTCGGAAGCCGCCGGTTGGCCGCTGGCGGGGCTTAAAATCGGCTTGATCCTGGCACCGCTCACCATTGCTTGCCGGACCAGACGACGCGACCGAGAACGCGGAGTCGCTCGTCGACTTCGGCCGCCGGCACATCAATTGGCCCATAATCCGGGTTTTTGCTGAGAATGAGGATCCCGATGGCCGATCTCTGAAGCCGCTTCACCATCAGCTCGCCGTCAAACACGATGACGTACATCGCCTCGGCTCGATATCGCTGGCTCTTATCGTACATTACAAGATCGCCGTCGCTGATGTCCGGCAACATGCTCTTCCCGCGAGCAATGACGATCTCGAGGGAGGATAACGAGCCCAACGTCCGAGCGTAGCTAGCGGGGAAAGGCAGCTCGTCTACGACCGCCGGCTCTGCCCCGGCAGACCGACCATATCCGGCCGAAGCCTCAACCTCGACGATCGGAATATTGACTATCGCGTCCCGGAGGTCGCTCGCCGATTGACCTCCCGTCAACAGGAAATCGACACTGACCCCGACTTCGGCTGCGATCGCGGCGAGCCTAGCTGCGCCGATCCCTTGGCCGGTCCGCAGGACGTTGTTCAGGTTCTGCCGGCTGATTCCTAAGCGACGCGCGATCTCAGCCTGACCGCCCGCTTTCTTCACAGCCGTGGCAAGCCGTTCCCGAGCCTCGTCGGATAGCCCTTTCGCTTCCGAGCGAGACTTACTTGACATGTCCACTTTGCTTGTCCATTGAAATGCGACACATCGTCAAGGAGCTGTCGCGTTGGCGCAGGACTGGCACCCGGAGGACATCAAGGCGGAGGTTCGCAAGCGCGGGATGACGCTCGCCGAGATCGGCCGCCTCAACGGCTTGTCTCGTCAGACGATGGCACATGCGCTGGTCCAGCCGAGTGCTGCTGCGGAGCGGGTGATCGCCGATGCGATCGGGATCGCTGCTCATCATATCTGGCCCTCCCGCTACCACCCGGACGGGAGCCGCAAGCGTCCGCAGCCTCCCGTCAATTATCACCGTATGCCGCGCTTCGTCGCAGAGGCGGCCGCGTGAGCCTCACCTACCAGCATATTTCCCGCGTTTTCCACCTGCAAATGTGGACAGTCCGCGACGCCGTCTCGCTCTGGGACTGCGGTGAAGGCGCGCGACGCTGATGCGGGCCGGGGGGACGCATCTCAGCGCAGGCGATCTGGCCCAGCTGGAGCTTGACGGGCTGCCGTCGACGAAGCGCGGTGTCGCTCTGCTGGCGGACCGGGAGGGCTGGTCCTGGACGGATCAACCCGGCAATGGCGGCTTGACGCGTCTCTACGCGATCGCCGACCTGCCGGTTCTCGCTCGCCGCGATCTCGCCGCCCGCTGGGCGGACCAGGCGCCGAGCAGCTTGCGCGGACGCGGGCGGCCGAAGGGCACGGACTTCTTCACGCGCCACCCCGATGTGGCCAGCGCGGTCGAGGCGATCCTTGCCGAGCGGCAGCTGTCCGTTCCTCGCATTCTCGAGCTTCTGGAAACCCGGTTCGACGAGCTGCCGTCGCTCCGCACGCTGCGGCGGTTCGTGACCACGGTCGAGCGCGCTAAGCCTGCTCTGCTGGCCTCCACGCGCGATCCGGACGCCTACAAGAGCCGCTTCCGCGTCTCACTTGGCCGCGCCGATGGCGGCGTCACCCATGCCCACCAGGTGTGGGAGCTGGACACCACCAAGGCGGACGTCATGACCAGGGGCGGCCGCCGCATGGTCCTGGGCGTGATCGACCGTTGGTCGCGTCGTGCGCGCTTCCTGGTGGCGCCGTCGGAGAGCGGGCAATCCGTCCGGCGCTTGCTGATCGACACGATCCGCGGCTGGGGCGTGCTGCCGGAGGCGGTCGCGACCGACAACGGTGCCGGCTATATCAATGCCTCGATCAAGACGGCGCTCGAGGCGCTCGGGATCGAGCACCGGATCTGCCCGCCGGGAAGCCCGGAAAAGAAGCCGTTCGTGGAGCGGCTGTTCGGGACATTCACCCGCGAACGGGCGGAGCTGCTGCGCGGCTACGCCGGCCACAGCGTCGCCGAAGCGCAGAAGCTGCGCGCGATCGCCCGCAAGCAGACCGGCCGGGCCGTGATCGTGCCGGAGCTTGAGGCCGACGAGCTGCAGGCGATTCTCGATGCTTGGGTAGATGGCGTCTACCACCAGCGGGAGCACAGCGCCCTCCGGATGACGCCGATGGCCAAGTGGCTGTCCTCCCCGACGCGGGCAGCAGCTGCGCCCGCCGAGGATGTGCTGAAGGTCGCGCTCTCCGCCTATGTCGGGACGCACAAGGTCGGGAAGCGCGGCTTGGTGTGGCGAGGCGGACGCTATTGGGCCGCGGAGCTGGCGCCGTTCGTCGGCCGGCCGGTCACCGTTCGCCGGGACGAAGAAGATCTCGGGGCGCTGTTTGCCTTCGACGAGAACGGCCGTTTCATCGGCACGGCAGTCAATGCCGAACGGGCTGGGTTGTCCGAAGAGCTGTTCGCTAGGGAGGCGCGGCGCCAGCAGGCCGATTGGATGAAGGCGGCGCGCGCGGAGCTGCGCGACCGCCAGCGTGATTTCTCGATCGAGAAGGCCAAGGACCAGCTGCTGCGCCGCGACGCCGAGCGCGCAGGCAGGCTCACCGCCCTGCCGCTTCCGACCACGGAACGGGCAACCGCCACCATGCTCAGTATCGCTCTGGCGCCGGCGCCATCGATGCCGACACCTGAGCGCCTGGCGGACGCCGTTCGCCGTTCCGCGCCTGGCCCACGCTTGGAGAGCCTCGCCGATCGGATCGCCCGCGTCGACGCTGTCATCGCCGCCGCCGATCGCGGCGAGGCGGTCGATCCCGACGAGCTGCGCCGCGCAAGGCTCTACGCCACCTCAACGGAATACCGCGCCGAGAAGCTGACGGCAGCGGTCTTCCGGCCCCGAACAACCGCCCCGATCCCCGGCCGCAAGGTCGGCTGACCACCGAAGGAGGACTGCCTGTGACCCAAGCTTTCGAACCTCAGCTGGAGCTGGAGCCGGCGCGGCCGGTCCATGCGCAGCTGACCAACATGAGCCTCGCGCTGCGCACGCTGCTCGATTGCCAGGAGGCGCCCGAGGGGAGCCCGCGCCTCGGCCTGTTCTATGGGCCATCCGGCTACGGCAAGAGTGTGGCCGCTGCCTTCTGCGCCGGCCGGTTCGAGGCCGCGTTCATCGAAGCGAAGTCGGTCTGGGCTCAGCGCTCGATCCTCGAGGCGATCGCCCGCGAACTGGGCGTAAGCCGGCTGGAGCGGACCAACCCCAAGATCCTCCAGCAGATCATCGACGCGCTCCGGCACGAGCCCCGCGCGCTGATCATCGACGAGATGGATCACCTGGTGAAGAAGCAGTCCGTCGAGGTGATCCGCGACATCCACGACGGCGCGGGCGTGCCGATCATGATGATCGGCGAAGAGGCGCTGCCGGCGAAGCTCAAGGAATGGGAGCGGTTCGACAACCGCATCCTGGTCGCCACCGCTGCTCAGCCGGCAAGCTTCGACGACGGTCGCAAACTGCGCGATCATTACTGCAACCGGGTGTCGATCGCCGACGATCTCGTCGCGCTGTTCGTCGAGCGCACGAAGGGCGTCACTCGCCGGGTCGTGACCAATCTCCAGCAGGCGCAGCGCCTGGCGCTCGAGGAGGGCGCAGACGCGATCGACTGCGATTGGTGGGGACGCCGCCCGGTGCTGACCGGCGAAGTCGCGCTGCGGCGGGCAGCGTGATGCAGCCCGGCTCCTCTCCGATCGCCGAGCCGCTGTGGACGGAGCTGCGCCGCCGGCGCCGCCCCGCAACGATCCGCGAACTCCAGCTCGCCACGGCCACGCGCCGCAGCTCTGTCGTCCAGCAGATCGGACGCTGGGAGCGGGCCGGGTTCGTCCGCCGAATCCCCGACACGAGGCCGCTTGCAATCGCCATGATCCCGACCGTCGCAAAATTTTCGAAGCCGCCCCGCGCCGTCTGCTCGGATCGCCCGGGTGCGCATCAGCGCCAACGCATCTGGGCCGCGATGCGGATCCTGAAGCGCTTCGACATTCCCGCCCTGGAAATCGCCGCACAGGCCAGCCGGCGCGGGGTCGAGACCTATCTGAACGTGCTGCTGCGCGCCGGTTACGCGAAGCGACTCAGCCGCGGCCACCACAAGCTCGGCACCTGGTCGACCTACCAGCTGGTGCGGGACACCGGGCGGAAATCCCCGGCGGTGTCGAACCGGGCCGGGGCCTGCCGGCTCGTCGATCGAAACGACGGGTCCAGCCATGTCCTGAGCGCGGCGGTCTCCCCCTCTGAAGGGGGGGATATTAACCATGTTCGTTAACCATAATTCCTCCGCCACCAACCTTACAAAGGCCGCCGCTGCCTGGGCGCCCGACATGCCCGAATGGGTCCGGCTGCTGGCGAGCGCCTGTGACGCGACCAACCAGCGCGCTGTGGCCGAGAAGCTGGGCAAGTCGAGCGGCTATGTCAGCCGCCTCATCAATCGCAGCTATGCCGGCAGCTATGCCGAAGCCGAGGTCCAGGTCCGCGCCGCCTTCGGCCGCGAAGGCGTGATCTGCCCGGTCTGGGGCGAGGCCATTCCGCTCTCCAGCTGCCTCCGCATCCGGCGGCGCAAGGACCCTCCCGATAACCAGGCGCGCCGCCTCTACGCGCGCGTCTGCCCGACCTGCCCGAACAACACCGATCGAGAGGAGGCCTGACATGCCTGTTTCAAGGCTGCTGCGCGGCCGTTGCGACGCCCGGGAAACGGCCAGGCCCGATGCGCTCGGGCGGCCCTTGAACGCTTACGTCCGGGAATGCCCCGCCTGTGCGGCCACCGGCTTCACCGCCCAGGGCTGGTGCGGCGAGTGTCGCGGCCTTGGCTGGTACGCCGTCGTTCGCCGGATCGACGTGCTGGCGACCGTCCTGATCGGCAGCGGCGCAGGCGCTGTCGCGATCCTGGTGCTCGCGCTGTGACCCGCCCCAGCGACGAACGAGGCCTTGTCGCCCTGATCGCCGGCCGGGGCGACGTGATCGTCTACCGGCCGGCCGAGCCCAACCACTGCCCGCGCTGCGGCCGCGCCAACTGGCTCGTCGGTCGCGTCACGGCGGAGTGCGCCAGCTGCGGGACCGCGCTTCCCCTTGTCCATCCATCCCCGTCCGCATTGCCCGAAAGGATCGAAGAATGACCGCGAGACCGCGCCGCAAGGCGCCGCGCCTGCAGGCGCCGCAGACGATCGAGGAAGCGACCGCATTGCTGGCCGACTATGCCGCCTGCCTCACCCAGGCGGAGCAGCTCCGCGCCGATGCCGACGCGTCGATTGCCAAGATCGAAGGCGCCCGCGACGAATTTCTGAAGCCGCTCGAGGAGCGGATGAAGGACAACTTCCGGCAGCTGCGCGCCTGGTGGGCCGTCGCCGGCGAGGCGATCACCGAGGGCAAGCGCAAGTCGGCCGAAATCGCCGGGTGCGTTCTGGGCGAGCGCATGACGCCGCCGAAGCTCGCCTTCGCGGCAGGGATGGATGAGGCAGACGCCGTAGACGAGATCCTCGCCAGCGATCTCGACGACGAGAAGCTGATCGTCACGACGATGAAGCTGATCAAGCCGGTAATCATCCAGCTGCTCAAGGACGAGAACAGCGACGACGCGCGCGAACTGCGAACGCGTGGTCTGTTCCTGAAGCAGACGACGGAGTTCTTCATCGACCGCGCGGCTCCGAAGCCGCCTGCGACCGAGCAGATCGAGACGGAGGGCGCTGGGCTGTGAGCGGATCCTTCCTTCATGAAGCCGACGGCATTCGCGTGCCGGTCATCCATTCGGTGCTTCCAGCCGCCGCCGATCGCCGCCGCCTTTTCTGCGGTATCGCGGCCGGCGACTGCTCTGGCGGGATCGCCATCACGATCTGGGCCGAAGACGGCACGCAGCTGTCGGTCGAGCTGAACGACGACGCCTTCGATGTCTTCGCGGGCATTCTGGCGGCCGCGATCGAGCGCCGCTCCGTTGCCATCCTCGGCAACCGGACGGGCGGGGAGACGATCCAGTGACCGATCCTCGTCTCGAAGCTCTGGAGCAGCGCGTCACCGCGATTGAAGCGCGCCTCGGCGATCCTGCCGCCGAGCGCGCGGCGCGTGAAGCGATCGTACTCCGCATCGTCGATGCGGTTGCCGCTGTCCGCAACGTGCCGCGCGGAGAAATCCTGGGCGCCGCCCGCGATCACCAGGCGGCCGCCGCGCGCGCGATGATCTGCTGGATCGCCCGGCAGGCGACGACGATCAGCATCTATCAGCTTGGCGGGCTGCTCGGCGGTCGCGACCATGCGACCGTCCGGTCGGCCATCGCGCGCGCCGAGCAGCTCCGCGCACGCGACTATGAGTTTCGCGAGGCCGCCGATCGCGTCCTGGCTGCGGTTCGAGGGGACGCCGGATGACGCCGAAACAGCGCCGCGCCCTGGAGTTCATCGGCGGCTTTGTCGAGACGACTGGGGTCAGCCCTTCCTACGAGGAGATTGCCGAAGGCATCGGAATTCCGCGCTCGAGCAAATCGCGCGTGTTCGCGATCGTCACATCCCTGATCGAGCGCGGCTATCTCACCCGCGAAGGCGGCGCGGGACGGCCGCGCTCGCTGAGGCCGACAACAGCGGGCCGCGCGGTCATTCCTCAGGTCAGCCTGGCCGGCATCCCGACGTCGGCGCTCTATGCCGAGCTCGAGCGCCGCCGCCATGGGTAGATCCTTCGCGAGCATCGCCGGTCGAGCGATCCGCACCGCCGAGGGCAAAGCCGACAGCCGGATAAAGCTGATGGCAGCGGTTCACGCCGCGGCGAAGCGCCACGGGATGGACGACGACGATCGCCGGGAGATGCAGCTGCAGCTGACCGACAAGCGGTCCATGGCGGACATGACGCTTGCCGATCTGGGGAAGCTCCTCGACCATCTCAACAAGGGCTGGAAGGGGCAGAGCGGCGGCCGCGCCACCACGGGCAAGATCCGCGCGCTATGGTGGACGCTCTACTGGCTCGGCGCTGTCGCCGATCCGAGCGACCGCGCCATCGATGGCTTTGTCCGCCGGCAGGGCGGCCCCGCCAGCCTCCGCTTCGTCGACCATCGGGCGGCGCAGCCGATCATCGAGGCGCTCAAGAGCTGGGCCGCGCGTGAGGGCGTGAAGTGGCCCGCCGAAGCCGAGCTTGCGGAGATGCAGGCCGGCAATCCGGGGCTCACCATGCCGCTCTTCGAGCGCCACGCGGTCCTGCGCGCGATCGGGCGCAAGCTTACAGAGCGCGGCGCCCTGCACTTCGCTGGCGAGGTTGCCTACGCCCAGACCGCGCTCGCGCTCGGGCCAAATCATTTCGCCTGGGGCGCCCACGAGCTGGACGCCGCCATCCGGCTGCTCGGCAAGAAGCATCGCCGGCTGATCAATCCGAGAGGGAGCGTCGAATGAGGATTCGCGTCCATATCGCGTTCAAGCCGCACGTCGTCCTCCCGGTCGGGCTGGCGCGACAGCACATCGTCGCCTGGGATCCGTCGGCGGGGCCGCTGATCGCCCAGCCAGAACCGGCGCCAGAGGGGCGGCGGAGCTGGAGCCAGGCGGAGCTGCAGCTCCTTCGCAACCTTTATCCGGCGGGCGGCGTCCCGGCCGTGCGGGCCGTCCTGCCAGCGCGGTCCGATCGGTCGATCGAGAACAAGGCGGCCCGCCTCAGCCTGAAGCGCCTGGTCGCGAAGCGACACGACGAGCCGGTCCTGCCGGCGCCTTCAGCGACCCCACCGAGGCCGTCTACGGCTTCGGCGCCGGCCAGGCCCGCCACTGCGGCGCCTCGCAAGCCAGTGCCGCCCAGCTGGGTCGAGCAGCAGATCGCAAAGCTCCAGGCGGCCAGAAACGTGCTGCGCGGCCGAGGCGTCTCCGTCACGCCGAACGGGCGCGATCCGGGCACCAGCGGCTGGTGGGTCTCCGGATTCACGGCAGTGCTGACGTCGGCAGAGGTGATCGCTTACGCCGAGCAGCTGACTGCACCGACGGCGCCGGCATGAACGACGATCTTCCCACGATCGACGAGCTGCCGATCCCGGAGGACGTCCAGATCTCCGACAAATGGTCGGAGCAGATGGTCGAAATGGCGGGTCACATCGGGGCCTATCAGACCCTCCGCCTGCTCGAGCATTATGGCGGGCAGCAGCTGTCGTTCACAAAGGAGCTGGTCGAAGGCGATCTGGCCGAGCTGCTCGGCGCCGAGGCCGCGCAGATGCTCCGCAAGATTTATCTCGGCGAGCGCGTCCAGCTGCCGACGGGCAAGAACGCGATCGCCTACGCCAAGCGGCAACCCGTCCTGGCCGCTGTTCGATCGGGGGATCTGACCGGCCAGGACGCGACGAAGATCCTGAAGACGTCACGGACCTACGTCTCGCACTTGATCAACGACACGCTGGAAGGCACAGGTGTCGTCCCGCCGCCGCAGTTCCGGCGGCGCAGGCGCGGCGATCCGCGCCAGATCGAGCTGTTCGAACAACAGCATAGCTGAGGAGCGCTTCCGCCCGCGTAAGGCGGATTTCTGAGGCGCCACGGGCATCGTCCCTCCACGTCGTTGGGGGAGGTTGTCCGGGTGCGTATCGTTCATCGCCGCTGGTCGGGGCGTCGGCTGTGAGCCTTCGCGACTTGGTCGAGATCGGCACCGCCCTGGCCGGGCTCACACCCATCATCCTGCTGGCCGGCTTCTGGTGGCTGGGACACCGCCTCGCGAACGCCGAGGCGCGGATCCACGCGATCGAGAGCGCCCGCGCCGGAGACCCGACGCCATCCGGCCTGTCCAAGGACATCGGCAAGGTTGCCGAGCGCGTGAAGGGAGTCGAGGCTCAGATCGACTCGCTCGCAGACCAGCTCGGGACGACGAACAACTACCTTCACGCTCTGATCGAGAAAGGGCTCAGCAAGTGAGCAGACCGTCCGCCATTCTCGAAATCATCCGTCGTGCCATCCTCGATCTGCTCGACCAGATCGGCGGCGAGCATAATGACGACGTCATTGCACGAATGCTCGCAGGCCTCGGCCACCGGATCGCGCGGCGCGAGGTGCGTGAGCAGCTGCTGTGGCTGAAAGGCCAGGGCCTGGTCTCGGCCGAGGAAATCGGTCCATTCCTGGTCGCGAGGGTGTTGCCCGATGGCCGCGATGTCGCCGCCGGCTCGCTCGCCATCGACGGAGTCAGCCGCCACAAGACGGGGGATTGAGTGGCGAAGCGGTCCACGATCGACAAGCTGCCGCCGCCGATCCGCGAGGCGGTCGACGCCGCGATCAAGCGGGGCGCGACGATCGACGAGATCGTCGAGCAGCTGCACGCGCTCGGCGCCGATCATGTCAGTCGCTCCGCCGTCGGCCGCTACAGCAAGAACTATCGCGAGCTGGCCGATCAGCAGCGGCAGATCTCGTCGGTCGCCAAGGCGTTCGCGAGCGAGTTCGGAGAGGCGGACAATCTCCAGGGGCGGCTGATGATCCAGCTGCTCAACACCGTGATCACCCGGGCCATCCTGCCGGTGGCGAGCGGCGACGAGATCGAGCTCGACGGCAAGGAGCTCCACTATCTCGCGCGCGCCGTGAAGGACGTCGCCTCGGCCGCGAAAACCGACGTCGATCGCGAGGCGAAGATCCGCGAGGAAACGAAGAAGCGCGCCCGGGAGGAGGCCGCTGCTGCGGCCGAGGCCGCGGGCCGCCGTGGTGGAGCCAGCGAGGAGCTGATCGAACTCGTCAAGCGCGAAATCCTCGGCATCTGACGTGAGCCGCACCCAGCGCCTCGTCACCGGCCACGGCACCGCCAAACCATCCGATCTCGCGCAGCTCGCGATCGGCGCCGCTGACATTGCCCGCCGCCTCGGCCTGCAGGTTCGCCGCACCGGCTGCAGCCACTGTCGCACGTCGGGCTCGCGCTATCTCGAAATCGCCGACAAGTTCGGCCTCGTCTGGCGCTTCCGCATCTCCAACCATCGCCGGCCGAGCGCCAACCGCAACGCGGCGCCGCACTTCGACCTCGTCTCGATCGACGGCCGTTCGGGCCTGTCGCAGATCGAGTTCTGGCTGGGCGAGATCGCGGCCGGCCGCATCGCCTGGTTCGAACCCGAAGCCGCGCCGGCGCCGCGCATGCGGAGGCGGCGATGACGCGGAGCAAGGCGCTTGCATCGACGGCGCTCTCCACCCCCACGGACAAAGCTCCGGCCGTCTTGCTTCCATATCAGGCGGAGGCATTCCGCCTAAGTTACGATCACCAACTCCTCTTCATCGAAAAGTCGCGACGGACGGGCCTCACCTACGCTTTCGCTCCCAAGGCGGTCCTGGGCGCGGCTGCCGAGAAGCGTCCGAAAAACTTCTACTATGTCGGCTACAAGCTCGACATGGCGTCGGAGTTCATCGGCTACTGCGCCCTGTTCGCGAAAATGTTCGACAAGCTTTGCACCATCAGTTCGGAGTTTCTCTTCGACGACGGCTCGGAGGAGGGGATCAAGGCGCTGAAGATCGACTTTCCTTCGGGCAAGTCAATCGTCGCGCTAAGCTCGCAGCCACGTTCGTTCCGCGGCATGCAGGGCGACTGGCTGATCGACGAAGGCGCGTTCCACGACAACCTGCGGGAGGTGCTGAAGGCTGCGATCGCGCTGTTCATGTGGGGCGGCCATGGCGTCGTGATCTCCACCCACGACGGCGAGGATAACCAGTTCAACACGGTCATCCAGGAAATCCGCGAAAAGAAGCGCGCCGGTTACGTCCAGCGGATCACGCTGAAGGAAGCGCTCGCGCAGGGGCTGTACAAGCGCATTTGCCTGGTCACGGGCGAGGACTGGTCGCCCGAGAAGGAAGCGGCCTGGGAGGCAAAGCTCCGCGACACCTATGCCGAAGCGGCAGAGGAAGAGCTGGACGTCATCCCCTCCGAAGGCTCTGGCTCGTACCTCGCCTACGCGACCATCAAGCGACGCATGACGCCGGACTTCCCGGTCGTCCGTCTGACCTGCCCGGCCGGTTTCGAACGGCAGGATGAGGCGGATCGCAGAAGTTTCATCCTCGACTGGCTGCGAGTCACGGTCGAGCCGCTCATCGGAGGGTTCCACGCCGATCGGGACAGCTACTTCGGTCAGGACTTCGCGCGGAGCGGCGACGTCTCGCCGCTCGCCTTCGGGCAACATGACGATGCCAAACGCCTGCTGGCGCGGTTCATTCTCGAAATGCGCAACGTGCCCTTCTCGGATCAGCAGTTCGTGCTGTTCTGGATCCTCGATCGCCTGCCGAGGTTCGCCGCCGGCAAGATGGACGCGCGCGGCAACGGCTCCGCTCTGGCGGAGGCGGCGCAGCAGAAATTTGGCTTCGATCGGATCGAGGCCGTCCAGGCGTCCGAAAAAACCTACCTGGCCTTCATGCCCAAGCTAAAGTCGGCGATCGACGATGGCCAGCTGATCATGCCCGAAGACGAAGGCACGCTGGACGACCTCCGCCTGATCAAAATGGTTCGCGGCGTACCGATGATCCGGGGGCGGACTGTCGACAGCAAGGCAGATGGCGCGAAGGGCAAGCGTCACGGCGACAATGCGATCGCGCTGATGCACCTCGTAGCGGCTGCCGAAACAGCCGCCGGTCCTTTCGAGTTCGAGTCTGCCGGCTCACGCGAGGATGCCGGCGGATGGACGGACGGCTTCGCCGGCTTCGGCATCGGCGGTCGCGACAATCTGATGGGGTTCTACTGACATGGCGGAGAAGCTGCCGGCCGAGCTGGCGCAGGAAATCGCGACCACCGCGGACGGGCGGGACATCACTCGGCCCTTCGTGCGCGATCTGGAGGAGCCGAAGGACCCGCGCCTGCTCGGCGCCGTCGACTGGGGCGTCTACGATCGCATCCTGCTCGACGATCAGGTCAAGTCGACCATGGCGCAGCGGATCTCCGCCGTGGTGTCGCGGGATTGGGACGTCCTGCCGGGCGACGACGAAGATCCCCGCGCCGTCGAGGCCGCCGATCGCCTGAAGTTGGTGCTCGAGGCGGCGTCGATCGACCGCGTCCAGGAGAAGATGCGCTGGGCGAGCTTCTACGGCTATGCGGTCGCCGAGCTGCTCTGGTTCGCCCGCGACGGCCGGCTGGATTTCACCCTGCGCGTCCGTCACGCCCGCCGCTTCCGCTTCACGCCGGCAGGTGAGCTGCGCCTGCTGACGATGGCGGCGCCGCGCGGCGAGCCGCTGCCCGATCGCAAATTCTGGGTCGTCCGCGCCGGCGCCACCGACGATGACGAGTTTTACGGCCGCGGCCTGGCCGAGTGGCTCTACTGGCCGGTGCTGTTCAAGCGCAACGGCCTGCGCTTCTGGAACAAGTTCCTCGATCGCTTCGCCCTGCCCACCGCGCTCGGCAAATATCGGCCGGGCGCGCCGCGCGAGGAAATCCAGCGGCTGTTGCAGGCGCTGCAGGCGATCTCGAACGACAGCGGCATCGCCATCCCGGACGGCGCGGCGGTCGAGCTGCTCCAGGCCGCGAACGCCGGCCCCGAATTCGCCGCCATGCCGCGCTACATGGACGAGGCGATCGCCAAGATCGTGCTTAGCCAGACGATGACGACGGAGGACGGCGCCGGCGGCCGCGCCACCGGCCAGATCCATGCCGGCGTGAAGCTGGAGGTCATCAAGGCCGATGCCGATACGGACAGCGACAGCTTCAACGAAGGCCCGGCGCGGTGGTGGACCGATCTGAACTTCGGCCCCGACGTCGCGAGCCCGCGCTTCGTCCGCATCGTCGAAGAAGAGGCCGACCTGAAGCGCCAGGCGGAGGTGGACGAGGCGCTGGATCGGCTTGGCTGGGCGCGCAACGACGACAGCTTCCGCGACACCTTTGGCGACGGATACGATCGGAAGCCCGAGCCGCAGGCGCCGGCCGTCGTTCCGCGCCTTCCCGCCAACGACGACGCTGACCCGGATGACGAGCAGCAGCAGAGCCCGCGCGCCGAGATCAGCTTCGCCGCGAACGATCCGGCGCCGCTCTACGTCAAGCGGCGGCTGAAAAACGCCTCCAGGCTCGTTGCATGGGCGAAGAAGGCCGGGTTCAAGTCTACGATCGACCCGGCCGACATGCACGTCACGGTGCTCTATTCCCGGCGCCCGGTCGATTGGTTCAAGCTGGCCGACGACTGGGGCGGCGGCGAGCCGCTCGTCATTGGTCCGGCCGGGCCGCGCCGGATCGTCCGGTTGGGCGACAAGGGCGAGGCTGTTGCCCTGCTTTTCGGCAGCGGGCGGCTCCAGTGGCGGCACGACGACATGATCTCGCAGGGAGCGAGCCATGACCACGCCGAATATTTGCCGCACGTGACGATCAGCTACGACGCCGGCGACGTCGATCTGGACGCGCTCGAGCCGTATGACGGCCCGCTGACCTTCGGGCCCGAAGAGTTCGAGCCGATCCAGGAGGGCTGGCACGAGAATGTCCGGCAGGTCAGCCTCGCTGAGGGCGAAGGCGACATCGTCGATGCGGTCGCCGCGCAGCTGGTCGAGCAGGGCCTGACGCCGATGAGCCCCCTGCTGATCCCGCTGGTCGAGGCGATCGAGAAGTCCGGCTCGGCCGAGGATCTGGAGGCGCACCTGCTTGCCGCCGTCGGAGCCGGGAAAGCGGAACAGTTGGCCGATCTGCTGGCGCGCGCCGGCTTCGGCATGCGCTTGGCTGCCGAAGGCGACGCCGACCGCTGATGACCGATATTCGCGCCTCGATCGGCTTGCCGCCCGACGATACGGTCGAGGCCTTCCGCGCGAAGGGCGTCTATCCGGTCACGCCGAACTGGGATGCGGTGTGGCAGGAGGAGAATGCTCGCGCCTTCTACGTCACCAAGCTTCTCGATCGCACGCTCGCCGAGCGCGTCCGCGCCTCGCTCGACGATGCCATCGCCAAGGGTGGCACGTTCGAGCAGTGGAAAGCAGCGATCGTTCCCCAGCTCCAGGAGGCGGGCTGGTATGGCCGCGTCGAGAACCGGCCCGAGCTGACCGGCGTCGACTATCCGATCTTCGTCGGCAGAAGCCGCCTGCGGACGATCTACGACACGAACCTGCGGATGGCGCGCGCCGCCGGCAAATGGAAGCGCATCCAGGCGCTGAAGCGGGTGGCACCCTATCTGCGCTACACGGCGATCCTCGACACCCGAACCCGGCCGGAACACCGGCTGTGGCACGGCACGATCCTGCCCGTCGACCATCCCTGGTGGGACACGCATTTTCCGCCATGCGGCTGGCACTGCCGTTGCAACGTCGTCCAGCTCTCCGATCGCGATCTCCGCGCCCGCGGCTGGAAAGTGACCGCCGAACCGCCCGGCGGCCGTAACCGGCCATGGCGCCGCTCTGACGGCACGATCGTCCAGGTACCGAACGGCATCGACCCGGGCTTCGCCTACAACCCCGGCAAAGCGCACATGCGCGGCCTGGTACCCCCGCCAGTCGAAGGGCCCCTCGCGACGCCCGCCATCCGACCAGCCGATCTGCCGCCGCTGCCGGCGCCGCGCGAGAGACGCGAGACCCTTCCGGACGAGCTGAGCGACGAGCAGGCGATCGGACGCTTCCTCGCGCGCTTCCCCGGCCGCCGTGCGGCCGACGGCACTGTCCTGACACAGGACGCGGCTGGTGAGCCGCTGATCCTCGATGATCGCTTCTTCCGCAGGGGTGAAGGCTCGCCGCGCGAAGGCGCGCTGAAGCTCCGCGCGGACCGGAAGCGCCTCCTGCTGCAGCTCGCCGAGACGCTCCTCGATCCGGACGAGATCTGGTGGACGTGGCAGTCGATCGAACTGGCCAACGGCCGAACCATCCAGCGCGTGGCGCGCCGCTATGTCGCCCGATTCCTGATCGACGGCCAGGACCTGCCGCTCGTCGTCGTGATGCAGACGGATGCCGACGGGTGGCGCGGGGTGACGGCCTATGTCGGGAACAATCTCGGCTACGCGGACAAGGAGCAGGTGCGGGGAGGCTGGCTTGCCTACCGCCGCCAATGAGAAAGGCCGGGGTCTCCCCCGGCCCTCCCTGCGCTGCAGCCGACCTTCTGAAGCAACACCGCCAGCATCGATAGGCCCGGCGCGCTCGCCGTGCGGTCTCGCTGACGTACGCGCGCGGAAGCGGCTTTTCAAGCGGCACTATGGGAGGGGAGGATATGGGTAAGCTATCACCAACAGCAGAGGATCGCGCCGTCTCGGTGGCGGAGGGCGTGCTGGATGCGCCGGGTGCGTCGCGGCCGGTCCGGGTGAACGGGCGCACCAATGTCTCCGTTTCCGGGGTGTTCACCGGCACGCTCCAGCTAGAGCGCAGCTTCGACGGCGGCGACACCTGGATCGCGATCACCGCCGCGGGCGCGCCGATCGAGTTCACTGGCCCCTTCTCGGAAGAAATAGAGGAAGCGGAAGCCGGCATGCTATACCGCTTGAACGCGGTTGCATTGAGCGCTGGCGCAGCGAACTGGCGCTTCAGCCGATGATCCGCAGCGTCCTAAAGGGCGCCGGACGCGGAGGCAGCGGCGATCTGCGCCTGACGCCGCCCGTCATCCCCCAGGACGCCGAGGGCGATGTGTCGCGCCTGCGATCAAACCTGCGCGGCGCGCTTACGTTCACGAAGCTCTCGGGCGCCTCCGTGATCGCTATCGCCGCGAACGGAGACGTCTCGCTATCGGCGGCTCTCGGCGAAGGCGGCACCGCCGTTTTTCGCGCCCGCGCCCAGAACACCAGCGGCGATGCGATTGAGCGCGAGCTCACCCTCCGCGCCGCCGGCCCGGGGCCTGCGCCAGCGCCGGCGCCCAGCGACACGATGCCGGATCCTTTCGCATTTCAGGGGATCGACGACGCCGAGCCGGAGACGCTGTACACCTCGAACGCTGTGACCCCGACCGGCTTCGATTCGCCGGCGCCGATCAGCATCGGCGGCAGCCATGCCGACCAATATCAGATTAACGATAGCGCGTGGACCGCCGCACCGGGCACCTTCCCACCCGGAGCGAGCGTCCGGGCTCGGCTGACGACGTCCGCGAGCTACGAAGCAACGGCGCGCGCTGCGGTGACGATCGGCGGGGTGACGGCGTACTTCGACGTCACGACCCGCGCTGCGCCCGCCCCGACGCCCAGCCCGACTCCGAGCCCAACGCCCACGCCGACGCCCACTCCCACCCCGGCCTTCAGCCCGGCGGACCTGTTCGCCAGCGGCGAGTTGGGCGCATTCGCCGATTTCGGCCGCGCCGAGACATTGTTCGCCGACACCGCTCGCACCCAGCCGGCCGGCGCTGGAGGCGCGATCGCTGGCGTCACCGACCTAAGCGGTCGCGGCAATCACTTCACCAGCGGGTCGGTCAACAGCCGGCCCGCGATCGCCGATCTGGGCGGCGTCCCCTGCGCGTTCTTCGAGGGGCAGGGCTGGTCAGGCAGTCCTAACGAGCCGGACCATCTCCGCACGCCCAATCTCACTATCCCTCAGCCCTGCACGATGCTCGTGATTGCTCGTCCGGCAGTCCGACAGACGTCCGTGATCGTCGCCGGGAACAACTCGGTCTGGGAACCCGGGATCGCGATTGAGCAGCAGGGCGCCAGCCCGGCTTATGAACGCTTCCGCATCCGCGCCGGATCGGTGCTGGCCCCGGTTGCCAACGCGTCGCTCTGGGACGGATGGAGCGTGCTCCTGGCCGAGTTCAACGGCACGTCCAGCACTCTCTGGCTGAACGGGGTGCAGCATGTCACCGGCAACGCGGGTGCCGCAGGCTTCGCGAACCTGGCTTGGCGGCTCGGCGGCTCGAACTTCGGCAGCGGCTTCAACGGCCACATTGCCGCCGCTCTGCTGATCGGTCGACAGCTCACGCCGGCCGAGCGCGCGGATCTCACTGCCTGGGCCAACGGCCGGATCGTCCCGGGCGGCTCGCCGTCGCCCAGCCCGTCACCCAGCCCAACGCCAACCCCATCTCCGACGCCCAGTCCGTCTCCGACGCCCAGCCCATCGCCAACGCCGAGCCCGTCGCCATCCCCCAGCCCGACGCCGAGCCCGACCGGGACGATCGTCCAGCCCGCCGCGAGCTACGTCGGTCAGAACACCGCGCCGATCGCGATCAACAATGCCGCGCACACCCCGGAATATTACGCTCTCTGGTCGGGCTTTGGCGGCAAGGCCGCGTACGACGCGATCCAGCCCGATCTGACGCCGCCACCGGACGGCGATCCGGTCACCAGAAACGGCGAGCCCACTTTCACCTGGAACATTGACCAGGACGATTTCGAGATCGAGGCGCAGGATTTCGCGCTCGACATGACCTGCCTCGCGCCAGGCCTGGGGCCGATCGATGGCAGAACAGACCGCATCGATCTCTACCTGGAGAACGCTCAGCCGACTTCGCTTGATGGCCACAGCTATCAGTGGATCACCAGCGACAAGGCGCATGGCGGCTATCCGGCGATCCGCGCGGTCCTGCGCTTCGATCGGAACGGAAAGCACGCGCTGAAGGCGATTTTCCGCTGTCAGGGCGGGATCGAGGCGATGCGTGAGGCGGTGCTGTGGGTGAACATCCCGTCGCTGCCGAACTATATCAATCGGCACGAGCGGAGCCTCTATGTCGATCCTGTCAACGGCCAGGACCGCATCGACGACGGTGCCGATCGCGGCGGGCCGACCAAACCGTTCCGGACCGAAGAGTTCGCGCTCGGCTTGATGCGTGGGACCGGCGTCGCCTTCAATGGCAGCAACTGGCTGCATGCGACGCACGAGGGCGGCTACATCTACATGCTGCCAGGCCTCCATCTGTTCGATGGCGTCGCGCAGGCGAATGCGGGCGACAATCCGAACTGGGCCAACACCCAGCTTCCCGTGCGGATGCGGCCTGCTCCCGGGGTGGCAAAGAGCGAGGTGATTGTCACCCGCTCCGAGCAGTACTTCGAGATGTCGTCGGCCTCCGCCGACGACGGGCATTGCCTTTTGCGGATCGCCGGGTCGATGAGCGGCACGACGATGACCGTCACCCTGCTCGACGATCAGGGAAGCGGCGTCCGCGTGCACGACGGCATGCTCATCCACTATCGGCGAGCCGACGGTTCGAACACACGCGCCAACACCCGCGTCGTGCGCCAGATCCTGCCGCTGCAGGCAGGCGAGGCGATCGGCGGCGTCGGCCGCTACACCGTCGGGAACATCCCGGAGCCGACCGGGCCAATAAGCCTATGGGCTTTCTCGATCCCGAACATCGTGCACCGCAAGATCCGCTTCGCGGACTGTCTGGTCGACGGTCATCGGTGGCATCGCATCGCTGGCAGCTCGCTGATGTTCTCGGTCCATTTCATACGCTGCAGCTGGAGAAAGGACTTCGACATACGCGGACCGGAAAGCCCGGTACGACCCGGAGCGCCGATGTTCCCGCGCGACACCAGCAGTTTTGGCAATGTCATCGTGCAAGCCGCGGACGCGCGGGTCGCATTCTTCGACTGCGATGGCGACATCAACAGCCTGGGCGGCGCCGAGACCCTGATCAACTGCGGCTTCAACGCCTCTTGGGACGCTCTCTACAATGGCCGCACCGCCGCCGCGACGGCCACGCACCTGAACCTGATGAACGTCCAGATCAATCAGGTGCCGAAACACAAGTGCCGCCTGCATCATGCGCCGGAGATTGAGGTCGTCAGCACGGAGTTCCTGCCGGCCGGCTCGCAGGCAATCGGCGGCGAAGCGGCCGTGGACACGGTGCGCCTCCATTTCAGCGGCAACGACTATGCGACGCCCGAGGCTGACATTTGCGTCACGGTGCTCAACGGCGACCGCACCCACATCGACTATTTCTCCGGCGTTTCCGACTGCGTGGTCCAGAACGGCCGGCTGATGAGCGTACGTCTTCGCCGCCGCCTTGATCAGGACCTCGTCGATCTCGAGAACAGCAATGGCGGTCAGCCCGTCAAGGTCATGATCTCGAAGGTGAAGCACGCGGACAGCGCGATCCAAACCTTCGAGAATGCGCCGCTCACCAACGTCGGCATGATCGGCTTTTCGGCGACGACCGACCTCGGCGGGCAGATGATGCTGCTGACCACGAACACCGTGCAAAGCTTCAACGCCTCTACCGGGCAGCCGGGCAGCGGCACGAACAGCTTCCAGGCAACGGTGGCGGCGGATGGCCGGACACTGACGCTGGTCAATGCGCCTGGGCTGCGGTTGCGCCATGGCTGGTTGGTCGGCCGGTCGGCCGCGGAGCGAGCGTTTATCGTTCCCGGCGGGACTGCGGACAACGTTGTCGGCACCGCTTGGCGCCTCTCGGAGCCGCTGACGCCGGGCACCTTTTCGGGGTGGCAGTTCATCACCTGCTTCTCTCGCGCGGCGCTCGTGAACACGGTGATGCAGCGCCGGCCGATGGGCACCAACTCGACCTGGGGCACCAACGCCGGTCAGAACCTGGCCAGTTGGACCTCGCAGATCGCGAACCGGGGCGTGCGCGATGTCGGCTTGATGTTCGCCACCTTGCTCGGCCGCCATCAGATCGGCCACCATTCTCTGGGATTGTGGCTCCTGACCGACACCTTCATGAAATTCGAGCGGTTCCGGATCGATGCCTCGATTTTGGACGATATCAGCACCGGCGGCGCTCGCCCGCTGACCGCCGCCGAGCTACGCGGCGAGCGCGTGCGTCTGCTGTCGCAGGGAGGGCCGCTGCCGAGCAGCAGCGGCTCACCGGTCCCGCCAGGCCTGGTGGCTCCGGTGCTCGGCGATCTCGATTATGCGTCGATCAGTCCAGCAGCGTTTCGAATGCCGGCGGAATATTCGACGCTCGGCCCCTGGTGCACGCAAGCAGATGTCGACTTCATGCCGTTCGACCTGTTCGGCAATCCGCGCCGAGTGGGAGACCCCGTCGGCGCGGTCGCCAGGCTTCAGGGTCAGGCGTAAACGACGTGAGTTCTGCGACGCGCGCGCAGTGCCCCGCCCATCAGGCCGAAGCCACCGAGCATCATCGCCCAGCTCGCGGGCTCTGGCACGACAGCGAACGCCGCCGGCGCCGACCAGTAGCCGCCCGGGCTGTTGGCGCTGGTGATCACGAACTCGGTGACCAGCTGCTGGCCGCGGAACGCGCCCTCGATCACGCCGCGCATGTCGTTCTCGGTCTCGGAAAGCGCCAAGCCCCCAACCGAGCCGAAGATCCGGAGGCGATCGTCGGCGGCGGTGTAGATCACGTCGAAGCTGGACGGGACGAAGCGTTCGAAGCGCCAATTGATCGAGGGCGGCAGGCCGCTCAGGGCGAAATCAGCGCTTGTGTCGACGTCAATCAGCTTGACCACCTGCGCGTTGCGCCGCCACTCCCCGGCGGACGGGTCGAAAGGGTCGTTCGGCGTGATGATCAATGGCGTTTCTGCGCTCGGCGCGCCAATGCGGTCGAACGCCGACGCTATCACTCCGATTTGGGTGGTGATCGTCGCAGCGCCTGTTGGCGCAGCGCTGAGAGTTGCGGCAGCCGCCGCGGCAAATATGAGTCGCACATCAAACCCCTTTGTCAGTGGAGAAAAGAGCCTCAGTCATGTGGTTAAGCGGCGCAAGTGGTGATCGTGCGAGCGCGCCGAATTGGGACGGCTAGCCCCGATCGGCCGATAGCGCCCAGAATTAACCAGGTTGGAACCCTGGCTTTGTAGCCGAGCGCTGCAGCCTTCGAGCCCCGCTATCTGCCCGTTTTTCTCTGTTTTCCGCGCCTTCCAGCACAGACGGACTTGTTTTTTCGAAAGGTGGGAAATCGCTTCGATGCTCAAGCTGAGAATGGCTGTTTTCCGCGCTTTGCAAGGGCGGTGCAGCGCGAAGGTGGGAATCAATCGGCCAAAAAATCGATTCGAGCTCGCGGCGGTCAGAAAACGGCGGTTTTCGGCCCCTTTTGTCCCGCTTCGGGCCCCGTAAATCCCGCCTCTTTCTCTCGATGATTTATTGGCCAGTCACAACCGCCGGCTGGCGCGCGCCGACCACTTGCTGCCCGTCGATCCGGACCGTCGAGAAGCGCCCTTCCCCGGCCCGCCAGGCGCCGGCGACGTGGCAGACGAACAATTGCTGGTCGACGGCCCAGACCAGCATGCCCTCGCGCGGGCGGAGGAAGCGCCAGCCGCCGTCCGTCCAGCCGGCGAGCGCGCCGGCCGCGTCCGCCCAGAGGCCGGTCGGCGCGTCGCCGACCAGCCAGCACTGGCCGATCGCCGGGTCGGCCGGCGGCGCGTTCACGCCCGCCGCCTCGACCGCCGCGCACAGGCCGAGGTCGATCAGCACGAGCGCCTCATTATGGGTGAGATCCTTCTGCGCCTGGGCTGCCTCCAGAAAAGGGAGGCCGTGGCGCGCGGTCGCGACATCGGTCATAGAGTCTCCATCAGCGGCACGATGAGGTGGGTGGGCAGCGACGCCGCATGGGTGCCCAGCTGCCGGAGCGAGACGCGCGCCTCGGCAGCGAGCAGCCGGTCCGCCGCGACGGCCGCGGCGTCATAGTGGAAGCGGGGCGCCATGGTCTCGACCGTGCGGACCGCGTCGCCGAGCGCGATCTCCAGCGCATAGGCTTCGCGCTCTTCGGCAAGCGGCACATCGCCGCCGTCCGGCCAGCGCCAGCCGCTGCGGCTGCAGCGGACCCAGCCGAGATCGAAGCCGCCATCGGCGCGGCGGGCGGCGCGGAAATGCACCGGCGGCAGCGGCCGCAGCGCGGCCCCGATCGCGGCCGCCGCGGCCGGGACCGGCGCCGGATCGCCCGGCCCCGCCGCCAGCAGCTGCACGGTCGCGCTGAAGGCCGCGACCGGCGGATCATGGGCGATGAGCGCGTCGGGATCGATCAGGACGAAGCGTTCGCCCAGCTGGTGGCGAGCCGCGGCAGCGGCCGTGCCCCGCCGGCCGCGCAGCAGCTCCGCCAGCCGCCAGCGGCTGCCGCCCAGCGGCTCGGCCCGGCCGAACTGGACCAGCTCGTCGCCGAGCAAAGCGAGATTGGCCCCCGCCTGCAAGCGATGCGCGTCGGCATCGGCAAGCAGCATCCCGTCGTGCAGCAGATCGACCGTCACCTGATGGCGTCGGTCGGCGATCGCCGCGCCCGCCGGCGGCAGCACCGATGCCGCGACGCCGATCACGGCCGGCGGCGCCGTCCGGCCGATCGGCTCCCAGCTGGTGCCGGCATCGCGGCTCGCCAGCAGGCTCGCGCGGCGCCACCCCGGCAGCGGCCCGGCCGCGGCGATCCACAGGCGCGGCGTCGCCGGCGGCGCGTCGCCGAGCGGCGGCAGGTCGATCAGATGGACGATCGTGGGCCCATGGGGAAGATCGGGGGCCGCCAGCGCCCGTCCCGCCGCCGCCGTGATCGGCACCCGCGGCCCGGCGTCGATCCGTTCGAGCTCCAGGCGGACGCCGTCGCGATCGATCGTCTTCCCGATAAGGCGCCAGCGCCCGCCGTCCGCGGCGAGGGCGAGATCGGCGCCGACCGGCAGCGCCATCAGCCGCCAGCCGCCGCGGACGGCGCGCAGCCGCCGCCCGCCTTCGGCGCGGCGGAGCGCGTCCGCCGCCACGCTTTTCGCCTGCGCGGCGGTCAGCGCCGCGGGCAGCGCGAAGCGGATCGGCGGCCCGGATCTGCCCGCCTGCCGCGCCCGCTGGAGCCCGGCCAGATAGTCACGGGCCGGATCGAAATAGGCGAGCTCCGCTTCGACAGGCGCCGCATCGCCGTCCAGCTCCTCTTCCTCCCAGGCGATCGCGTCGCCGGCGATCTCCGTCACCGGCGGGTCGGCGGCGGGCCAGGCCAGCCGGCAGCCGCGCTCGACGGCGGGGCCGCGGGTCAGCGGCGCCAGCGTCTCGATCAGATCGGCGAGGCCGGCATCGCTGGCTGCATAGCCGTGCACCGCCTCGCCCGCATCGGGCGGCACCACGGCGTCGCCGGCCAGATCGGCCAGGATCGCGCCGATCGCGACCGGACCGGCATCGGCCTCGATCTCGAAGGTCAGCGCCGGGATGCGGTTGCCGAACGGTTCGAGCGCCAGATTCTCGAACACGGCATAGGCGCCGCCGCGATAGGCGGGCGCCAGCCCCTCGGCGGCCGCGATCAGCGGATCGGGCGCCTGGTCTTCGCTGCCGAGATGCAGCCGGAAGGCGGTCTCGCTTTTCCAGTCGCCGGCGGCGCCGCGGAGCAGATTGCCGTCGGCCCAGATGCGGTGGACGGCGCGCAGCGGACGCGCCGACAGGAGGACTGCGAACGACGCCGAATAGCTGTAGCTGACCGTCGCCGGCCGGCCCTTGCCGCCGCCGGTCCGCGACCGGCTCTCGATCAGGTCGGTCGCCCAGATCACGCTGCCGGCGACGCGCATCCGGCCGTACAGCCGGGGGATCGGCGCGCCATAGGTCGAGCTCTGCACCCGCAGATCCTGGAGGCGCGGCCCTTCGCGCGCCTTGGGCGGGAACAGGCGCTGGTCGATCGCCTGGCCCACCAATGTCCCGATCGCCCCGCCGACGCGGGCGCCGATCAGCGTGCCGACGGCACCAAGGAGCAGAGTCGCCATGTTCCGATGATCTCCCAATCCGGCGCGCCGGGCCGTTCGACGACGCGGCCCAGGCCGGCGTCCGCATGGATCAGGCCGCCGTCACTCAGAATGCCGAGGTGAAGCTGGCCCGGCCCCGGCCGCATCAGCAGCACGTCGCCCGGCCGCCGCTCCGCCGCCGCCGGGACGAAGCCCGCCGCCTCCAGCGCCGCCGCGATCCGGCGCGGATCGCCGCCGCGCAGCGCATAGCCGGTCGGGGCCGGCGCCTCAGCCGCCCAGGCGACCAGCCCGATACAGTCGAGACCCGTGGCGGGGTCCCGCCCGTGAAGGCGGAAGCGGGCGCCGATCAGGGCGCGGGCGCGGGCGGCAAGGTCGCTCATTCGCCGGGATAGCGCGTCAGGAGGTCGGTGCCGGGCAGATGCGGCTCGCCGCGGAAATTCTCCCAATTGCCGAAGCGGTCGCGGCAGGTCGCGAAGCTCTTGTCGCAGCCCTCGATGATCTCCGCGCGGTCGCCCGGGGCGAGCGGAAAGCGCGGCGCCGCCGCCAGCGTGACAGTCGCGCCGGCGCTGGCGAGGATCGCCTCGGCCAGCCCGCCATTGTCGCCGTCCAGCCAGCGCAGCCGGCCCCAGCCCCAGGCGTTCGGCGCGGGCTCGGCCCGGTCGAGCATGACCTCCGCCCCGGCCGCGGCGACGACGCGCACCAGCCGCCGGCGGCCGGCGAGATCGACTCGGCAGCGCCGGTCGCCCAGCTCGGCGCGGCATTCGGGCGACGTCACTTCGGTGATCCGCTCGGCAAGCCGGCTCTCGACGCCGCGCAGCGCGGCATGGAATTGGCCGCGGGCGATGCGCACCGGCCCGAGCGTGCCGCGCGCCAGCTCGACGAAGCGGGCGGGATCCGTCCAGTCGACTGCCAGCAGGCGGATCGCCGCACCGTCCCAGCGGCCGGCCTGCAGGTCGGCAGCGGTGATCGCATCCGCGCTCAGGGCGCCGCTCAGGTCGACCGCGCCGCCCTCGGCCGGCAGGGCGGCTTCGATCGCGGACGGGACGATGCCGGGCGCCGCGCGGTAAAGAAAGCCGTCGACCAGCAGCGGCCGGTCGTGCGCGGTGAAGCCCATCGCCACCCCGTCGCGCCGTTCCAGCCGCCAGCAGAGCGCCACCGTCAGGCTGTCGCCGTCGAGAAAGGCCGTCATTCGCGCACCTCGATCAGCGGCACGCTGCCCGCCTCTCCGGCCAGGAAGGTCGCCCGGCTGACTTCCAGCCGGTCCTCGGCGAAGCGCACCGGCACGTCGAAGCGGTAACCGGCCGTGATCACGGCGTCCGCCGCCGGCGGCACCGCGAAGACGATCACGCCGCGATCGTCGAGCGACCAGGCGGCGGTCTCGGCGCCGTTCACCGCCACGCGGACGCTGCCCGCGACCGGGCGCGTGATCCGGCGCGTGGCGGCGCCGTAATTCTTGACGAGCGGGAAGTGGCTCCTTGTGCCGTCCCCGATGCCCAGCGTCTGGTCGAGCGGGCCGGGCACGCCCGTCATGCCCGCCGAACTGTCGTCGAGCGGATCGCGGAAGCGGAAGCCGCGCAAGGGCCCGTGCCGCGCCCGGAAGAAAGCGAGCAGCCGGCCGAGATCCGCTTCGGACCTGAGGCCGGGCCCGGCGTCGAAGCGCAGCCGGGCTTCGGCCCATTCGGCGTTGCGCTGCTCGCGTCCGCCCGCCCCGCTTGCGATCGCGGTCGCCGTCATCGCCTCGACCGCCGCGTCGCGGCCGATGTCGAGCGGAAACAGCACGTCGTCGAAAGCCTCCATCGCCGCCTCCTCGCTGAACCATGTGAAGCCGTCCCGCATCACCTGCGGCAGCGCCCAGAGCACCGTTTCCGCCACGCCTCGCGCGCGGGCACGCGCGGCCGCCGCGGCGATCGCCTGCCACTGGCGGGACTGGTCGGGGCGCAGCACGAAGCCCGCCAGATAATGCTGTTCGGGAACCGGATAGCCGAGCCGCGCGGTCAGCTCGGCCAGCCCCGCGGCGCTGGCGGCGATCCGCTCCTCCGTCACCCAGGTATAGTCTTCGAGCTGGAGCACGTCGAAGGCGGGCTTCGCCCAGCCGATCGGCGCCAGCGCCCGCTTCAGCTCCGGCGCCGACAGCACCGTCGGCAGATAGACGAGCACGAGCGATTCCGCGTCCGGCGCCTCGATGCGGACCGCCGCGACCAGCGCTGCCGTCGATGCCGCGAGCAAGGCGCCGGCGGCGTCGAGCGCGGCGATCTGCGCTGCCGACATCGGCGCGGTGACATCGTCGATCACCGGCGGGTCGCCGAGCGCCTGGCGGGCGGCGGCGTCGTAGATGTGGAGCCGCCGGTCGAACCCCACCCACCACCAGGGCTCGCCGACCTGGAAGCGGACGCGCAGCCCCGCCTCGCGGCCGATCGCCGCGAAGGCGCGCCCGACCGCCTGCAGATAGGCCATGGCCTCGGCGACCGCCGGCGACAGGAGCGTCGACGGGGGCGACCAGCCGGTGTGCGCGGGATCGCCATTCGCCGCCCGCTGCTTCCACGGCTCCGGGCAATGGGCGTCGAACAGCTCGTAGCTGAGCGACCAGATCAGCTCGAAGTCGAGCGCCCGGGCGCGCACGGCGAAGTCCCGATGCCAGGCCGCGGCCGGGGCGCAGAGCGCCCCGCCGCTGGTCGTCACGAGGCCATTTTCCAGCCGGAAATAATGGCTCATGCCGACATAATGGTTGATCAGCCCGCGATAGCCGAGCTGGAGGATGGTGCGCAGCACCCGTTCGGGCGTCAGATTGTAGCAATCGTCATAGCCGGTCGCGATCCTGAGCGGGTGGGGCGGCACCAGCGGGTCGCCGATCGCCAGCACCGATGCGCGGCCGGTGCTGGCGATCCCGGACAGCTCCACCCAGCCTTCGGCCGCCGCCGCCAGGCTGCCCCCGGCCGGATCATAGCCGGGCGGCACCAGCGAAATGAACATCCGGTCGATGTCGCCGGCCCAGACCGGATCGGCCTCCCCCGGCAGCAGGAAGCCGCCGGACAGGGCATCGAAGTCGATCCGGATCTCGGCATCGTCGGGCGTGCCATCGGCATAATTCCACAGCCGGACATACCAGGCGCGCGCATGGCCGGCGGCGTCGCGCCCTTCGATGGTCAGCGTCGGGCCATGGACGGCGTCGAGCGGCAGCACCCCCGCCGAGCGCCAGTGGAAGCGCACGGCGCAGCCGCGATAGTCCCGCGCCGTCTCATAGGCGAGCAGCGGATGGTCGTGCCGGTCCTCGGACCACCAGATCAGCCCCGCCAGATCGTTGCGGCGATAGCAGACCAGGTCGACGCGCAGCGCATCGGCCGCCTGCGTCACCACCGCCGCCATCATCGGGCGCGGGAAATCGATGGTCCAGAAACGCGGATCGAAGCGCTTGATGAACCCCTTTTCCTGCGCGTCCGGCGCCGCTGCCAGCCAATAGCCCATCGGCGTCAGCGCTCGAGCGCGCGGCGGACCGCCCGCGCGATCTGGCGGCCGGAACGTTGCAGCGCCTGCGCCGGTTCGGTGCCGCCGGGCGCCATGATGGTGATGGCGACGCGCACGTCCCGGCCGCCGCCCGGCCCGGCAGCCGGGTTGGGCAGGATCGATCCGGCCTGGGCGGGGGCGAACAGCTCGGGCCCGCGCTCGCCGACCAGATAGGCGCGGCCCGGCGCGACCGGCCCGCCGGCGGCGCGACCGGGCGCGCCCCCGGCACCGGCGAACAGCGCCGCCGGGCCGCGCCAGCCGCCGCCGGTCGCCAGCCCGCCCAGAATGGCCGCCAGCCCGGCCCGGTCGGCGCTCGCCGCGATCTCCGCGAGCAGCGCGAGCGTCGCCCGCGCCAGCTCCTCCAGCCCCAGCCGGCCGGTGCGCGCGGCGCGCACCAGCACGGTCTCGAGCGTCCGTCCCGCCCGTTCGGCGCCCTGCGCGAACGGACCGTCCAGCTCCGCCCGCATCGCCGCCACGTCGCGGGCGAAGCCGGCAGTGTCGGCGCGCACCGCGACGACCAGCCGTTCGATTTCCTCATCCATCGGGGAAACTCTCCTGTAGCCGGGCGAGGAGCGCGCCGTCGCCGGCGCCGTCCTCGGGCGGCGCCAATGCGGTCAGCACCGTCGCCAGTTCCGCCGGGGTCGCGCGCCAGAACTCGTCCGGCCGCCAGCCGAGCACCGCGCCGGCAAGACCGGCGAGGCCGGTCGCGCGGTCGGCGAACCTCATCGGCCTTGCAGCACCTGCTGGAGCAGCGGCTTGAGCGCGGCGGCACTGGCCGCCAGCCCCGCTGCCGCCACGCCTTCGCCGAACGCTTCGCGGCTCAGCCCGTCCGGCCGGTCGGCCAGGCAATGCCAGAACAGCGCCACCATCTCCTGGATGGTCAGCCGGCCGCCCGCCGCCCGGTCGACCAGCGCGAAGAGCGGGCCGAGCTCCTCCTCGGCGGCGACCAGCGCGGCGAAGCTCGGCCGCAAGATGAGCGTCGCGCCCGCCACCTGCAGGCGCGCTTCGCCGCGCGCCGGGTTCGCGCCGCTCATGCCGGCACCACCGGGCCGGAGCTTTCCAGGCTCAGCGCATAGCTGCGCTCGCCGTTGAAATCGCCGGCATAGTCGAGGCGGGACACGAGGAAGCGGCCGCGCATCCGCTCGCCGCTCTCGAAGCTCAGCTCGAAATCGTCGATCGCGCCCGCCAGCGCATGGGCCCGCAGCCGCGCTTCGGCGGCCGATCCGGTGAACACGCCGGCGCCCGAGACCGAGACCGAGCGGATGCCGGCCCCGGCGAGCAGCTCCCGCCAGCCGCCCGAGCCCTTGTTCGTCACCACGACGGCTTCGCCGTTCACCGACATCTGCGTCGTCCGCAGCCCCGCCACCGTCGCATAGGCGGGCGGGCTCGCCCCGTCGCCGATCTTCAGCAGAAAGGCGCTTCCTCGTTCCATTGCCATCGCACCTGCTCCCTCAGTCTTCGATCGCCCGCACCCTGAGATCGACGGCGCCGATCCAGCCCGGGCCGTCGCGGCCGCTGCGGCTGCGCACGAAAGTGGCGCCGCCGAGCTGCCAGCCGGGCAGCGTCCGCGGCAGCGCGGCCGCGGCCCGGACGATGCCGTCCATCAGCCGGCGCAGCCGCGCCGGATCGGGGCCGACGTCGCGCACGGTCGCGCCCAGCCGCAGCTCGCGGCCCTGCCGGTCCTGGAGCGACCAGTCGGCGGCGATCACGTCGCCGATCTCGATCCAGGGCGGCGTCGCCCGCGGCGGCCGGCCGATGAACACGCCATGCGCTTCGCTCCGGACCGCCGGCTCGGCCGCGATCGCGGCCCGGAGCGCGTCCGCCACATGCTGTTCGACACTCATCTCAGCAGCTCTCCGATCCAGCGCAGCCGCGCATCCTCGAACCAGCGGCGCCGGAGGCCACGGCCGCGGAGCCGCACCTCGCCGTCCGCCGCCTCGGCCGTGACGCCGGGGACGGCGATCGTGCGCGCCAGCCGCGCCGCCAGCGCCGCCGCGCGATCGGCGGCGCGCTGCCCGGCCCGGGCCTGAAGTCGTTCGAACATCAGGCGAGCCGCAGCCGCTGCCATGGCCGCCACAGCGCGGCGACGGCGGCCGGCGGCACCGCGGCGGCGGAGGCGTCGTCGCGATTGACGAACAGATGCAGCGCCAGCCGCACCACGCCCTGGGCGACCGGCGGCGGCACCTGCGCCCAGCCGGATGCCAGCCCCGCCTCGTACCGCACCCGCACCCGCCCGGCGGCGCCGGGCTGCGTCACCCGCACCCAGCCGCCGCCGTCCGGCGCGATGTCGATGCCATAGGCCTCGACCGGCAGCGGAAAGACCGCGCCTTCGGCCGGGAGTCCGTCGACGCCGGCGATCGCCCGCACCGGGCGGGCGGCCAGGGCCGTCCAGGTCGCGGCCGCCCCGATCACTTCCTCGGCCCCGCGCGCGATCAGCACCTGGCCGCAAAAGCTTTCGCACAGCAGCAGCGCGGTCGCGGCCAGGGCGTCGATCACCGGATCCTCATCCTCCTGCACGATCCGCGCAAATTGCTTGACCGCTTCCCGCGTCGCCGCGATTTCGGCCGCAGGCAGCTCCGCCAGCGTCACCATCAGCCTTGCCCTCCCTGCCCGGGCCTGGCGGCCCGGGCTTTCTGGTCCATCCGGTCACGCCGTCGCGAAGCGCATCAGCTTGATCGCCTCGCTGTTCGTCACCGCGCCGCCGACGCGCTTGACCGCGTAGAAATGGACGAACGGCTTGTGGGAAAAGGGATCGCGCAGGATGGTGGTCTCGCGCCGCTCGGCGATCAGATAGCCGAGCCGGAAATTGCCGAAGGCGATGGCGAAGCTGTCCGCGGCGATGTCGGGCATGTCCTCCGCCTCGATCACCGGATAGCCGAGCAGCAGCGCCGGCTCGCCGTTCGCCAGCGCCGGCTGCCACAGGAACGCGCCGTCGCTGGTCTTGAACTTGCGGATGCGCGCCAGCGTCGCCGAGTTCATCACCCACGCCGCGCCCTGGCGATAGGGCGCGCGCAGCAGCTGCACCAGGTCGATCAGCCGGTCGGCCGGGTTGCTTGCCGGAAAGCCGCCGGCGAGCCCGGAAGGCAGATATTGCAGCGCGCCGAACGGCCGCACCGCATCGTTCTGCGTGGTCGGCGTGCCGGTCAGAAAGCCGCGCGGCTTGTTGACGCCGTCGCCCAGGATGAAGGCGCTGCCCTCGGCGCGGGCGAATTCGGTGGCGATCTCGCCGGCCAGCCACGCTTCGACGTCGAACGCCGCATCGTCCAGCATCGCCTGGCTGGCCGCGGGATTGGCGTAAAGCTCGCCCATCGGCGGCGCGATCTCGCGAAAGTCCGGCGTGTCGGTCTCCGGCCGCGCCGCCACTTCGCTGACCCAGCCCGAGGGCGTCCCGCCCGTCGTAACCAGCTTGCGATAGCCGGCAGAGCCGACCTGAACCACATTGGCGATCGACCGGATCGGCGAGATCGCCTTCAGCGTCGCATCGATCTGCGCGTCGATCTCGCGCGGGACGGCGAAGCCGCCATCGGCGCCGGTGGTCGCATCGAAGCTCTTGAGCTCGAGCTCCGACCCGCGGCGCAGATAGCCGTCGACGAAGGCGGATCGGCCGGCATCGGCACGGGCGCCGGCAAGCGCCGGGCGGTCGGGCGCCGGCATGGCGGCAGGGTCGGGCGCGGCCGAAGCGAAGCCGCTGGTCATCTCGTCCATTCCACTCTCCTTGCGGTCGGCGCCTCCGGGGTCGGAGGCGGGGTCAATCGGGGGTCGGCGGCGACGCGCGCCACGCGGGCCAGAGGCTGCATCGGCAGCCGCACCAGGCTCACTTCGACCAGTTCGAGCGCGATCAGCTCGCGGCCGATCGCCAGGCGCCGCGCCGCCTGCACGCGAAAGCCGATCGACAGGCCGAGACCGGGCCAGACCGGCCGGTCGCAAATGCCCGTCACCCACAGGCCGATGGCGTTTTCGCCCAGCGCCTCGATCGTGCCGGCGACGGCGCCATGCTCCCAGCACAGCGCGACCGGCCTCGGCCGCGGCCCGAAGGCGCCGCTGCGGATCACGTCGCCGCTGCGGTCGGCGCGGTCGAACAGCGCGGCATAGCCGGCGAACCGCGTCACCGGAGATGCTCCACCAGCCCGGCGCGGACGGTCAGCCCGACCAGCAGCACCGCCAGCAGCAGCCGCACCGCCCAGCCGGCGACCGCCTTCACGGCCGAGCTTTTCACGTCCCGCCATGCGCGCAGCAGATCGCGCAGCTCGCGGACGTCGCGGCCGGCGAGGTCGTCGGCCAGGCCGAGATCGGCGAAGGCCCGGCGGGCGCCGAGCTGGCTCGCCTCTTCGATCAGGCCGCGCAGCGTCGCCATCGGCGCGCCTTCCTCATGCGCCTGGGCGAGCAGCGCCGCGAGCAGCGTCTCGTTGGACATTCCTGCCCCTCTCAAAATCTTGGCGCCCCCGCGCCGCTGCGTCCGCGCCTCACAGGCCGACGACGCGGCGCTTCTCCTCGGCGGTCAGGAAATCGGCCTGGCTCGCCATCGCCCACACCCGCTCGCGATCCTCGGCCAGTTCCGGGATGCGGTCGAGCTCGACGCGCAGGACCGGATCGGGCCACCACCCGCCCAGCGCCTGGGTCAGGCCGGCCAGGATCTTGGTGGCAAGCGGCAGGATGGTGAGCCGCCACAGCGCCCGGTTCGCTTCGCGGTAATTGGCGTAGGTCGCGTCGCCCGGCAGGCCGAGCAGCATCGGCGGCACGCCGAAGGCCAGGGCGATCTCGCGCGCGGCCGCCGCCTTCAGGCCGACAAAGTCCATGTCGGCCGGGCTGAGGCTCATCGCCTGCCAGCGCAGGCCGCCTTCCAGCAGCAGCGGGCGTCCGGCATTGCCGGCGCCCTGGAACTGCGTCTCCAGCTCGCCGCGCAACCGGTCGAACTGATCGGCGGACAAGGGCGCCGGCCCATCGGCGACCAGCGCGCCGGAGGGCCGCGCGGCATTGTCGAGCAGGGCCTTGTTCCAGCGGGTCGCCGCATTGTGGATCGCGATCGCGCCCGCAGCGGCGCCGAGGCAGCCGAGGCCGAGATGGTCGTCGAGCGGATGGAAGCCCTTCAGGTGGACGATCTGCGGCCGCGGCCCGGCGGCGTCGAACCGCTCGCAGATCTCCCCGACCCGGTAGAGATAGGTGGACGGCCAGCCGCGCGCATCCGCCTCGACCGCCACGCGCTCGGGCCGGAGCGCGAACAGCTCGGTCAGCGCGCCGCCCGGGTCGGTCAGCAGCCGCACGAACCCGTTGCCGTTCAGCATCAGGTGCGCGGCGACGGTTTCGAGCAGGCCCTGGCCGCCGGACTGGGCGGTCAGCAGGCGCAGCATCGCCGGATCGGACGCGGCGATCGGCGTCTGCCCCAGGCTCTCGCAGACCAGCCGCACCGCGCGCTGGGCGACGGGATTGGCCAGATAGCCGTCCCGCACCTGCGCCTCATAGCCGCGCGGCCATTGTCCCGCCGCCGTCACCGGCGCGAAGCCGCGCGTCAGCGACGGGCGCGCGCTTGCCCGCGCCGCCTTTCGTCCGAACCATTGCAT